GATGAGGCAGAACCTACAGCTGATGAACCACGCACTAAATATAGTAGGGAGAAAAGTCCTGTTGACAAAAAAAAGCCTACTCACCATAATGTAGAGTGTAGGGATGTAAAGGAACAAGCGAAACGTTATGTCCAGAGCAGACTTGATAACGGTGCATTAAAAACACTCAAACCGACTGATGATGTAAATACTGCTATTGAAAAGATTATTGCTCCTATAAAAAGGGAAGTTGATAATCAAGCTGCTAGGTATTTAGAAACTGGCCATGAGCCAGAATATTATCAGGCTCGTTTAAATATGATTAATTATTACAAGCAACTTGTTGATGAAATAAGGAGGGATTTCAATGCAGGTGATAGACAGTCTGATGTCTACGGACGAGTTATTAACGATACTTGGTTCAAACAATCCGCAGGAGAGGGAAGCAACCTCCGAAAAAGTGTTCAAAAGAGAAATGCAGAGATTGAAACACGAGAAGATGAAAACTCAGGAGTAAATTCATCCTCTGCAAAAACGGGCAAGACATATGAGAATTATAACCCTAAAACACAAAAGGTATTAGATATGATGTATAAGCACTCTTCACGTGATAAGAGTGCTTTTTCTATTGAGCCTATAAATCCACATTCTGCCGAAGCTCAAAAGGAGAACGGCAACAGCAACACTGAACTTGATAGGTTGCCAAAGGTGCCTATTGCCAAGCTCCGCCAGAGCGAGCAAAGGATTGTCAGATTTGGTAAAGCTATTGGTGTGCCTGTCCATTTTGTTGAGTCAAACGAAACGACTAATCGTGGTGTATTCACCCACAATGGTGAAATCTTCATTAACCGCAAGGCAACGGTTCCAGCTCATTCTATCTTTGTACATGAGTTTGTGCATTGGCTAAAGGCCAGCCCTGAAAATGCTGGTGCATATGATGTGCTTCATGCGTGCTTGGAGAACTCTAGCGGGCTTTTCAATGAGGCACGAATCAATAAGTATCGGAATAAAATTTTCGATGGCAATAAGATGACTGACGAGGAAATAGTGGAGGAGATTATCTGCGACGCTATGACACAAACCGAGTCAGCCGAAAAGTTAATGCGTGCTGTTAATAATGTTGATGGTAGCCTTGTCACTAGGATTGCTGGCTGTCTAAAGGCTATGTGGGATAAGTTCTGCGAGTACATGAATTTCAAGCAGCATAAAATGAGCAATGAACAGCAGCTGCCAAATGAGTTATCAGTAGCAGAGTTCCAGAGAGCTGATACAGCTTTCAACAAAATTCTGATGAATCTGAAAAACGATAATGGCGAGCCTGTATTCCATCGGGTAGGCACAGAGCTTTTGCTGCGTGACAACAACGCAAAGCCTGCAGATACATACCAGCTAAACCCTATCAGCTATACTTATGCAGTTGCATACTCCAAGGAAAATAAGGACAATAAGCCTATTGATGAAAAGGCAAAAAACATTCAAAATGAGTATGAGGAGTTATCCGATGAAGATAAAAAAATCATTGATGACAAAGTGCAAAAACGGCTAGCTGTATTTCAGAATACAGTAGCTGAGAAGATAAGGCAGTCATTCTTAGAACGCTTTACTGACAGTGATAAGAATTTATCGATTCAGGAATTAAAGAACGATAGTAGAGAACGTGAATGTTTACGAGTATTGTATGAACAATCAAGTAGATATAGTGGCAAGGTAAGTAATTATAAGGAAGCCCTCCATACATTAGTACCGTGGTATGATACCAATGGGAAAAGTAGGGACCAATTAGTAGAGGATTATAATAGGTTTAAACGGCTAGCAGAGGAGATGTTGAATTATGGAACATACACCTTTACCGAACTCTGTAGACAATTTTGCGGACGCGGCAGAGATAATGTTATTAAAAATTCTGGAAGAAATGTCGAATCAGACCGCGACCTCGAACGCAGAACAAAAGCAACCAAAGGCTTAAGGCAACTGTTCTTAGAGCAGGAGCTAAATAATCTAAAACGTGACAAGCACTCTGAACAGGGTGCTTTTTCTAATGGCAACAAATATTCCCGTGGTGTTGACCTTAGCCCATCGACTGATGGTGTGGCTATTGCTGCCAGAGCCAACAATAATCTTGTGGCCAACATGAAAGGCATTGTCAAAAAGGCAAATGCCAAGTTTAATCCATTCCACCATGAGGAGCTGGAAAACCTGCGTATTGATAAGCGTGACGAGAAGAAAGACCTTAACCTTATTGAGTATCAGTTTGTTTCCCCGACCAGGGAGAGCAAGAAGTACAAAGTTATCCAGCCGTTTGTTATGAAAGGCAAGCAGGCTATGGCCAAGCAGGAAAAGCTAAGGTTCGAGTTCAATGAGGGCATGAACGAACTTGATAGGCTGCTAGGCTGGCGAGAGGGATTCCATCGGAATGACCCTAAGTTCAAAGAGCGAAAGGAAGCCCTGAACGAAATACTGTTAAAGGGCGACCTAGAGAGAAAGAATTTCACCAATAAAGAATTAATTGAGGCTGGCTATGACGCTGAAACCATCAAGGGTTATCACAAAATGAGAGCACTTCTGGATAAGGCTTGGAAGCTGGCTGATGAAACCAAGTCAAGAATCAAGTATCAGAGCATAACCAGCTCAACCCTGCGCCGTGCCGAGGCTGATTTTGCAGACCTAAAGGATAAGAACCCATTTGCTGAAATCATCAGTAAAGTGCATAATCCTGATGGGACTGTGACCATTAACTACAAGGCACCTCATGTAAGGCGTGCGGCAAAGCAGACTGTGCTGCCATCCGAGCTGGAAAACCTCCGCAAGAACAAGGATGTTCACATTGTGGAAACCACCCAGAGCCTAAAGGGGACTACACAGGTAACTTACTATCAGCGTGAAGCAGGCATGGGTAAGCTAAAGGGATATATCCCTCATATCTTCCATGGCTGGTATGTCTGCAAGGTAGACAAGGACGGCAAGGCCATTGTAGACAAGGACGGCAATGTAGCTATGGATAATATCATGACTACAGCCAATTCCTTGTCAGAAGCAGCCAAGCTGGGGCGTGAATTTGCCAAGGCAAACCCTAACGATAACTATCGTGTTATTCCACAGACGTTCAGCGCACCTGGAGCACAAGAGCAGGCTATTGTCATGGGTGATTTTGACTATGCCAAGATAGTAGGCAAAGTGGCTGACTCTATGTCTATGAGCATATCGGATGCGCAAGCAATGCTTGATAATACTGTCAAGATGAAAAATCGTGGCAGGTTCTATGGCTATGCTAAACAGCGTAAGGGCTTCAAGGGATTCGAGCAGAATGTTTATCTTGCCACTATGAAGTATTTCAACCAGACTGCACGCTATGCAGCTATGGACTCTTTCAAGAGGGATTCCATTAGTATGTATAACCGCATTTTTGGAGCCTTTGACGACGAGAATGTAACAAAGAGAAGTGCTATGGCCAAGTGGACTAAACAGTACATCTATGATGTGAATGGTACTCCAACATGGATTGAGAAGTTCCTTAATAACACCTTGCATAGTTGGGGATTTGGCGAAGAGAGAGCTGGTGGTAGACCTGTATTATGGTTCCAGCAGAAAATCATGACATATCCTATGACTATCCTAAAGCTGGGTGTATTTAACCCGTCCTCTGCCCTGCTGAACCTCACACAGCTCTTTAACCTTTATGGAGCTATGGGAGAAAAGGTACTTAGCCCACAGGCCTACCAGCGACTCCTACACAAAGGATTTGCTGATACATTCAGGGCAATGAACAATAAGGATAGTGAGCTGGGCAAGTTGCTATGGAAAGACCTTGGCCTTGATTACCAGATTGGCATGGATATAGCCTCTGGTTATTCCAATGCAGAGGTCAACAACCTTGCTTCCCTGCGAGGTTTTGCAGGTCGTTTGGCTGGCAAGTCTATGTATTTGTTCAGACAGACCGATGCCTTTGCCAGAGGTGTTACCTTACTGACAGCCTATAACAAGGCGTTAGACGAGGGTAAGAGCAAAGCAGAGGCCATTGAGTATGCCAAGGAGATAAACGACAAGGTAAACTTTGATGGCTCTGTTGCCGACGAGCCTACCATATTCAGAGCACTTGGCCCAATATCCAAGGTTTTCTTGCAGTTCAAAAAATACCCTGTTAAGCAGTTAGAATTGTTCCAGGACTTCTACCTTGATGGCAGGGAACTTGGACTCAACCGCAAGCAGTCATGGATGCGAATGGCGAAATACATGGCACCATATATGGCAATGTCAGGCATGATGGGTATTCCGTTTGTCAGCCTAGCTAACGGATTGTTCTCCTACCTTACAGGTATTTTTATCGGTGATGATGATTGGGATTGGGAGAAGAAAATTAAACAGTTCATGATTACGGAGTTTGGCGAGGACTGTCCTTTGACTCAGTGGTGGTTGTATGGTGCAGGTTCTTTCATTGGGCTAAACCTTGGCAGCCGTGTAGGTGTTGGCGATTTCTTAGGCTCCGACTCTTACAACTCCGCTGACGGATTGGCTGGCCTTGCGTGGAATCAGACCACTCTTGGCTCCACTGTTAATCAGGTGCTAAAGCAGATGTCTTACCGCAATTATGCGGAAGCTCTAAAGGCTGTTAATCCTACTATGGGTAACATCGTACAGGCATACAAGGGCGAGGTTAGAACCACTAGAGGCCGTATGAAGTATCAGTATCAGAATATGGCTGAAAGAATGTGGCGGGCCATTGGCTTTACTCCACTCAATGAAACTTTGGCTGGCGACCTTGCAAGCAATGAGTATGCTGAAAAGCAGGAGCAGACCAAGGCAAAGCAGGAAGCTGTAGATGATTTCTTAGCAAATCCAAGCAGTGAAAATGCTGACAGACTGAATGAGCTGGGTGTTACTCCAAAATCCTTGGAGAATGAATCAGCCAGACGGACAATGAACCGCCATCAGCTGAATGAGTTAGCTAAGGAAAAGGAAGCAGCAAAGAAAAAGAAGAAACCAAAGACATACTCTGCCAGCGATTACTTAAAAGCTGTGCAATAAAAAAGAGGGCTAGGAGAAATCCTAGCCCTTTATTTTTATGAAATTTTTACTTTTCTATTTAGTTCCATGTAGCAGAACTTCCATTGGCTGCCATCTTGCAGAGGGAATCTTAACTCACTGACCGCATTTACGACCACGGTATGTATGATGGGATAGAGCTGCAAAGTCATTTTGCTAACAGATAGCAGTTTGATGATTTGATTGTTTTTACAATTCAGCATACCAGGAGAATTAAGAAGTTCTTTAAACATATTCATAGTGAACAAAAATGATAGTGGCAATACACACATTCCTAGAAAAAAACTAGATGTTATGTTTTGCGTTCGCTGGTAGGCCTTTAAAAAACCAGCTATGTAGATTGCTACAACAATCAGCAAAGCAAGATACACGCAAACTTCTTTCAACATCTCAACCCCTCCTTTTAAAATCATTCATGCCACAATCTGGCAACATCCAATCTACCACACTTAACAACACGGCACTTCCTAGCCATCGCCATATGTTCTGTATGGGAATATCTTTCAATGAAAAACCTATGAACGCTTCTGATGTACTTATTGTCATTGTAGAAACATTTATTTGTAATATGCCAAACAAACCCATTACAGCAAAGATACACCACAGACCAGAAACTACTAACTCAGTATAGCGTATCTTCTGTCTTATCGGTGTGAGTGGAGTTAATTTTAGGCAGTCTATAAACAGAGGAAAGACAAACAGAAAAATTCCCACAAACAATCCGTCCCCAACATTTAAGGCAAGCACTAGCCAGCTCAATGTAGTGAGAACTACCCTCAACCCTAAATGTGCTATCAGGTTGGGCTGGTCATGCGCTGTTAATGGATTCCGCCTATACTTGCAGCCATCATAAAATTCACAATACCTATCTATTTCACTCAACCACATTCACCGCCTATTCACAATCATTTTACCATACTTGGGCTTTTTTGCAAACAAAAAGAACCCCGCCGTCTGATACAGGGTTCTTCTTGCTTGTTATTCATTTTAGAGAGTTCAGCCATTACGCATTAACTAACCATGTCTTTATTATACATCAAGTATTTCAATTTTGCAAATATTATTTTATTGCTACTTATGGTATTTATGTTCAATTAATTATTTTGATATTTAATTGCTAGTTTTAAAAGTTTTGTTCATTGGAAATGCAGGAAAAATAATTTAGGATTTGAGAAAAAATTCCTTGACTTTTCTGTTTAAAAAATATTACACTATTCATGAAGTGCAAAGGAGGTGCAAGATGTCAACAAAAAAATTAGGTCGTCTTACCAGCAACCCCAAACCATTCTCCATTACCATAAGACTTGATTCTGAATGTATGGATATTATCCAAGACTATTGCAAGAAGCATAATTCTTTAAGGGTAGAGGCTATACGGGCTGGGATAAAAAAGCTGAAAGATGACAAATAAAAAAAGAGAACAGCCGATTTTCCAGATAGAACTGTTCTCTCAACCAACACACCCCAAAGGAATATGTTAAATCTATTATAGCATATTCCTGGGGTACAAGAAAGGAATATTGCTATGGATTACAATAAGTTAGTATGTTTATGTGGAGATTACTCCAATGCCAAACCTGTTGGAGAATCAGCACAAGGGAAGATAGTTACCAGCAGTCAGGCAGTAGCCTACTATTTTGGGAAACGACATGACAATGTTATCTCATCAATTAGGGGTCTCCTAAATTTTAAGGATACCCAAGGGGGTATCCCCAAAAATGGGGAAACCCTTAAAAAATGGTTCTATGAATACCAATATACCAATGAGCAGAACCATCAAACCTATCCAGCTTTTCTTATGACTCGTGACGGCTTTACTCTCCTGGCAATGGGCTTCACCGGGAAGAAAGCCTTGGAGTGGAAGATACGGTATATCCAGGCTTTTAATGAAATGGAAAGGAAGCTGAAAGAGCAGGAGAATCCGACTGCGCAAAATTGTGCAGCCACATTCAAGACTCCCAATGTCGCTCCACCAGAGGTACTGGCACAGGCCAGAGCCAAGACCATGTTAATGAACGCAAGGACTAGACAGGCAAAGCTATGGAAAACATTAGCTGACGAATCCACAGGAACCTACAGGGAGATTTGCAAAGTGTATGCTGCCAATATCCTAGCAGGGAAAGAAGTATTGCCACTACCCAAGCCACCCCAAAAGACAATGACTGCAACGGAGCTGGGAGAGGCAACTGGGCTGACTGCAATGAATGTAGGCCTGCTGGCTAATAAGTACAATCTAAAAACTGCCGCCTTTGGCCAGTGGGTGTACGATACATTGAAAAATGGCAGGCAGGTAGAATCGTTCAGATACTATGAGTCTGCCATACCGGTAATCAAGGAAATAGCAGAGGCAGAGAGAAAGAATAAAAAGCTGGTAATTAAGACGCCCCTAGCGGAGCTTTTAGGGGATATTATCATATTCACTAAATGATTGTATGGCCTACAGTCTTTACCCCGCTTGTAGGGGCTGTAGGCCTAAATCAGGGCAAAGAAAAACAACCTGCTCTCGGATACTCGAACTAAAGAAGAACAGGTTGCTTTTCTCTCACGTAGCCCTAATGGGAATAGACTTTTGAAGAAACGTACCGAAAAAAATTTAAGGGATAATTCTCTTTTATTATAGCAAAACTAGCAATTAATTTCAAGAGTTTTATTTGCTAATATTGCTAAAGTTGAACAATTATTGTCCAAACATTTTCTTTGACATTAATTCAAACTGCTGGAGAATAGGCTTCCATTGCTCCATGTGGGAATCTATCAGGCCTTTCATGAATTGGTTTACGGATACATTGTTAATCTTTGCCAGCTGCTTTATGGCTTCGATTTGTTCCTCTGGGACAATAAGGTGAAGATGTTTTAACTCTACATCTGGGTTGTCAGGTTTCCTGCCTCTTTTCTTTGGCTCCTCCAGCTTGGGTTTTGTGATTATATCCTTGGCAGCCTCTTTGTAAACATCAAAAGGGCTAGCAACTTTACTAAAATCTTTCGCCATTATTCTACCTCCGTTTCAGGCTCTTGATAGTTGAAGATTTCTTGTATCAAACTCAGGTAGTCTTTAGCAGCATTGCTGTTTTTATCGTAAGAGAAAATATCCTTAACACTGGCTTGGGCTTCCTTAATGGCTACATTTTCTCTGATACCTGTTTCAAAAACTTTTGTTTTCATTTTCGTGGCAGCACTCTTAAAGAGTTTGTTCATATCCTGTGCAATGCGGGTGCGCTCATTGTAGCGTGTCATTATTATGCCCGCTATCCTCAACCTGGAGTTGCAGTATTCCCTGACTGACTCAACGGTAGCATACAGCTGACTCACACCTTGCAGACTCAGAATGTCGGCCTGTGCAGGAATGATTACCCTGTCTGCTGCGGTCAGCGCATTTGCTGTCAGAGTCCCCAGGGCAGGTGGGGTGTCTATTATGATGAAGTCATACTCCTTGGCTTTACTGCTACCTTTAATGGCCTCCTGTAGCTTATATGACCTGCTTATAGGGTCTGTCAGTCTGCCATCAATGGAAGCAAGAAACATGGAGGCAGGAACAATGTCATACTTCTCTAACTGCTGGATTCCCTCAAACAGCCTTGCCTCACCAACAAGGCACTCCAATATGGTAACGACATCAGCATTCTGAGTGTCAGTTACAGCGCCACATACTTGTGATAGATTACTCTGTGGGTCCAGGTCTAAAAGAAGAACCCTCTTTCCGTAATAGTCCCAAAGCCCAGCGGCCAGATTTTGAGCGGTGGTGGATTTTCCTACTCCTCCCTTTTGGTTAGCGATGGCGAAAACCTGCATGATAATACCCCTTTCAAAAAATTTTTTAAAAATTTCTCCAAAACATTTATACAGAAAATACTTTCCAAACTGAACATAACTAGCATAACTAGCAGCTTGGGAATGTTGGTATTTATGAATATTCTATACTATTATTACATGAATAGCAACAAAAAACTCATGCTAGTTATGAATTAATTGTTCAATAATAGCATGAGTAACAATAATAGCAATAGTAGCAGTTTTTATTATTTCTATTCCTTGAATAAGTTGTTGTGTTGACAAGTTTCCAGAGATGTAATATTATGTCTGTAAAAGTTCTTTGAAAATAAAAAAGAGCAGGTCTTGTATGAGATGCCAATCTCATACAAGCCTTAGAGTACGATTGCACCATAATCATACACCAAGTTTTCCTGCATATCTTTATGTAGGAATTATAACATAAAAGGTCAGCGTTGGTCAATCGTACCAGCGCTTTTTTAGTGGAACAATTTAAATAAATTTCAAATAATAAAGTATAAACCAAAAAGATTAATAAGTAAGCATTTTGGTTGTTTGGCGGCGGTTCAGATTATTGTTAGTTTTCTTGACCGTTTGCGACAAGTGGAGAGCGACCACTATAAAAAGGCAGTCTAATCCAGCTCATGCAGAGAATGGATTCGTCTTAACGCGATTGTCTTATGTTTGTGTTGCGTTACGGCGTCAGCAGGTAAAGAGTTCCAAGCCTGTGTTAAGCCTAAGTCTTGGTATCAGGATAAGCTGTTAGCAATAGCAGCGTGGCAAAAGGGAACGGGGGTATCGTCAGGGCCAGCACCATACTAACCAAGGCTGGGGAGGTACATCAGATAAGCGAAAGCCAAGCAGTCAGACGCTCGATAACGACTGTAGAACGATGTATGATAAGTCACAAACAGAAACACGGATACTCAAACGACGGGGCATTTTATATACTCTAGTTCCATGTTTAGGCAGACTTTCTTACGCTTGTCGTAGGAGTAGTCTGTCCAAAAGCCGTTGCTCTCACTCCGAAGCATTTTATATACTCTACAACTCCGAAGTCAACTCTATTCGTTAAAGTTTTTTTAATAGCTTGGCTCAATATTTCAGAATGAGTATATACTACATATAGTGTTTAATGGATAAAGGAATACTATATGTAGTGGTTAATTTAATTAGTTAATTTTAATATGAGTAGTTAAGAATGATACGCATTATCTTCATTGTGTTAATATAAAACATTTGATATAATATAATTGCGCACATAAATGAATAAGACCAGCCGTATTTGAAGCCTAACGCGCTCCCCAGATACGGCATGTCTTGTTTGTATATGTGCTTTTTTTATTATCTTTTTTGGAGGTGGCACATGGAGAATGAGGACGTCAGGGCTGAAATTCAAGAGATAAAAGAACAACTGATTCAGATTAGGACGATGCTTGAAATTTTAAACAAGCAGTTCGGTGAGAATCAGCCAAGGCTGGCGTATCTTGAACGTGAAACCGAGAGGCAGAAGGATAGTTTGAAGCAGGCCCACCATAGGATAGATGAGGTGAACACCAGAACTTATTGGCTTATCGGTGCCTGCATTACACTGTTGGGTATTTTTGTTAGTGCATTTGTGAGGTGATTGCTTATGGAGAAATTAAAACAGCTGTTTACGGCTATTCAGACAAAACAGATTGGGGTACTTGTAACAGTTATGATGGTATTCCTGGCACTGGTAATGTTTAGCTGGCTTATTGGCTTCTGGGCCAATGGACTGTGTGGAGCGAAGTTTGATTTGGGTAGCTGTTGGCAGGGGATTTCTGCAGTAGTAGCAGGCATGACAGGTGTAGCTGCCTTGGCTGGCACAAAGTATGCCCGATACTATCTTGATAGCAAGTATAATTCTGGTGACGGGGAACGACCAGAGTGATTATTAGGAGGTAATATTATGCAGAAGTATATTGGTGTAGAAAGATTTGAAGCAAGACCTATGACACTCGGCGATTATAATACTTATCGTGGCTGGCAGATGAAAATCCTGCCGACGAGGGATACCTTATAAAGTATCGTGGCGGCTATGAAAACTGGTGTTCCAAAGAGCATTTCGAAAAATCCTGTGTTGCGGAAGATGATTCTCCATTGATGGCCACAGTATTCAACATGAAGAGCCCCGATTATAAGAAACGTTTTGAAGCTGAGTACCGTCAGCTAGAAATTCGCTATGAGAGATTGAAGAAGATGTGTGAAAAGTGGGATGCAGGGGAGCTGGATTTCACGCCTACATGTCCGAGAGCCACTTACGATAAGCAGATGGCAGCTATGGTTGACTATTTGAGTGTTTTGGAAGTGCGGGCACATTACGAAGATATTGATTTGCAGGAGTGATTGATATGCAGAGAGCAAAGATTATTGAAACTGATTTGAACTTTAGAGGGCTTGATAACCGCAGGGTGACTGATATGATTGTCATTCATCATACGGGCAACCCGACTGATGATGATTTGTCTGCTCATGAAATACATGAGAGCCACAGGGCACAGGGGTGGGCTGGTATCGGCTATCACTACGTTGTGCGGAAAGATGGCAGCATTGAGAGAGGTCGTCCACATTGGACGATTGGTGCTCATGCTGTTGGCGAAAATTCTCATACTATTGGTATCCATGTGAGCGGTAACTTTGAAGTTGGTCAGCCAACTGACAAGCAGATTGAGGCATTGGCCATGTTGCTGGGGACTATCTGCTATGAGTACCAGCTCCCCATCGACGGCGACCATGTAGTAGGACATCGTGATTTGATGGCTACTGCCTGCCCTGGTGAAAATCTGTACAACATTTTGCAGACTGTACGAGGCAAGGCTATTTGGTATCAGCAGAATTAAGGAGAGCACAATGCAGAAAATAAAGGATTGGATTTTAAATAACAAATATAAAACAGCCCAGATTATTACCGCTGTAATCCTGATTGTTCTGCTTGTATTTTTTGTGGTTAAGGCTTGGGAGGCGCACACAACCAAGCCTGTAACTACAATCCCACAGCAACAGGCGGAAACACCGGCAGGAGTTGAAAAGGCTGCCAGCAATGCTCACATCAAGCTGGATAGCGGGCAGACTAAGCAGGTGTCGGAAACTATCAGGGAAATCAGGGTGACTGAAAAGGAACCGGTATATATAATCCAGACAACAGGTGACAAAGCTCAGGAGGCTTCTGAAAAGGCCAGTAAGCAGGAAAAGGCAGACTTCTCTATAGTCACTGATAAAGACCACCCAGACGAGGCCGTAGAGCTTGACAAGTTGGATAAGAACACGACTGTTAATCTGAATCAGTATAATGTTCAGGCTTACAAGAAGCACATCAATACAATAGAGTATTACCCTGCTGAAAAGATTGTTGGATATACCCACCAATGGAAAATCAGCAAAAGCGGAAAATATATGGGCGTTGGCGTCGATTATGATACGGACGACCAGCGTATAATGGCGAAAGTGACATATTCTTGGTGAGCTGATTTGCCTAGAAGTGTAACGATATAGATAATTTGTTCGGCAAAATATTGTCAAAAGGAACATATAATCTGAACAAATTTACTAAATATATATTTGTTGCTATTATTGCTATTTCTGATTATCAAGAACATGAAAATCAATGTTAGCATAACTATCATAATTATCAAGATTATAGAATATAATTTATTTATCATTTATATCATGACTAGCATTGTTAACATGATTAGCATGAATATCAATGTTATCAATAATAGCATAAAATATAATAATGAAAATAAGAACATAATTACCGATATTAGCATGATTAGCAAGTTTAGCATAATTACCAAAGAACGGAGGTGATATTTTATGAGTTTTACAAAAGATACACTTGGCACTACGGAATCTGTCGGCGGTGTAAGTCTGTTTGAATCCCTACGCTCTAACCAAAATGCCAGCGGAAGCTACAGTGGATTAATGTCTGCTGGTGACAAAGCTAAGCTGGATGGGATTGAGGAGGGAGCGAATAAATACATCCATCCTGATTCTCTGGCAGAAGTCGGAACATATATGCAGGTTGTTACTGACGAACAAGGACATGTAGTTGGCGGCAGGCTGTTACAAGACAGTATGTTAGCTGATTATAGAATAGTGGATGCATATATTACCGATAACAAAGAGATTGTACTTGGAGCTAAAAGGCTTAGGCCGCAAATGCCAGGTGAAAATATAAGCTGGAAGCAGGTTGTCGAAAGACCAAATACAATTGCGGGATATGGTATTAAAGATGCATATATAGCGGAAAGACTGACAGGAACTATTAATGAGAAAAACCTTCCAGCAAGACTGCAAATAGAGCTTGCTGGTCAGCAGTATGCGGATGGTATCGATGCTAAGGTTGAAGCCTTAAAGACAATATCTTATGAAAACTTTAGATATCTGTTTGACGAGATGAAAAATATGGCAGATACGATTGCATTGTTAGCGAAACAGCTCAGCAATATGCAGAGCAAGTTAGATAATATGAGCGGTTCAGGGGGTTCAGGAGGGACATGCCAATGCACCGATGAAGATGTACAAGACACAGATGTTGACCAGATATTTAACTAAATCTGGCTTATCATAATAATTTATTTTTTTCAAGGAGGACAATAATATGTCTATTTCAAAAAACACTCTACTTACAACTCTCAAGAAAATGCGTCAGAAGCAGGATGTCAATTATGCGGTTGCTGTTGAAAAGCTGACACAGGCTACAGATGGCTTTATTGCGAGCTACGCTGTAAAGCAGAATGGTGTGCAGGTAGGCGAAACCATTAATATTCCTAAGGACTATTTGGTAAAGTCCGCTGCTATCAAAGAGGCAACCAACACCGATGTTCCATATACTGGTGCCAAAAAGGGCGATAAGTATATTGATTTTATTATCAATACTACCGATGGTGCAGGCAATGAATCTCATGTTTATCTGGCAGTAAATGATTTGGTTGATACTTATACTGGCGGCGAAGGCATTGTTGTAGGTGCGGATAACGCTATCAAAGTGAGCATTGATACAGCAAATGCAAATGGACTGGCTGTAGGTGCTGCTGGTGTGTCCCTGGCTGTCGCTACTGCGTCTGCTGCGGGAGCAATGAGCGCTGCGGATAAGACTGCCTTGGACAATCTTGCAGCAAATAGCGATGAGCAGGTTACTAATGAGGACATTAATGGTATCTTTGCGTAAGTAAGATTTATGCTGCCATCTGGCAATGGCTAGGTGGCAGCATAAAAACTTAAAAGATAAAGAGGTTTTTATGGCTATAACTAAAAAAACTTTATTAAAAACCTTATCAACTTTTCTTCGTGAAGTTGATGAAAGGTATTTTGGCACCGATTCAGTAGCCACATCAGTTACAGTTTCAAAACGGGTGCCAACAAACCCCAAAAGCCACTGGGGTAGGCTGGGTGATACTACAGAAGGCGAACTGTTTACAAATTTATTGGCAGTGTCACAAAGTGCTCCAACTACTCAAAATACAATATGGATAAAGTTCATATAGAAAGAAGGAATGTTTTATGTCAACTGATGCAAGTATTATTGGCGTTGAAAAAGGCCAATACAATGTACCGACAAAAGAAGCTGGTAAATATGTAACTGTTCACTGGGAAACAGAGGTAGGCCAGCTTACAGACCTCACAGGTATTTCTCATAACGGCATCTACCGGGGTAAAGACCTGACTAACTATTATGCCAGCGGGGAAATGTCCAAGGCTATCGCAAATGGCAGCTTTAAGGATATCTATATCGGTGACTATATCACCAAGAATATCGTTGTTGGCGGTACTACCTATCAGGTTAAGTGGGAAGTTGCTGATATAGATTACTTCTATAAGTCCGGTGATGCTTCTTGTGATACTCACCATGTAGTCCTGCTTCCATCAAAGGCTGTGTTTGTTAATATTAAGATGAATGATACCGACACCACTAAAGGCGGCTATGCAGGCAGCAAAATGTGGAAAGAAACCATTCCTGCTGTTGTTACCGGTATCAAGGCCGCGTTTGGTGCAGACCATGTGGTAAAGCATAGAGAATTGCTGACTATCAAAGTTTCTGCCACTGCTCAGTCTGTTGCTGGAGCTGGTTGGACTGGCAGTAGTACAGGACAGGCTTGGGCTGATGTAGAAGCTAACATTCCGACTGAGCCTATGGTTTATGGCGGTACTGTATTTGGTTCTAGTGGATATGATGTTGGAAGTGGCGGGAAACAGTTTGCTATCTTCAGATTCAAGAAGGGCTGTTATCCTGATAGAATGTGGTTTTGGCTTAGAGCGGTGGCTTCGGCGTCTGGGTTCTGCAGCGTCGGCGACGATGGCCTTGCGAACTACCTCGATGCTTCTCGTTCGGCCTCCTCTGGCGGCTGTCGCCCGTATTTCCTGTTCCGCTAACCTTGTCGTCGCCCCCTTCGTGGGGCGACATAATCGCCATTTTTAGGAGGTAAAATGTCAGTATTAGCGAGAAATAGAAGTCTGTCGAAATTGGAGTTCTATACGACAGCTATAACTTTACGCAGAAAAATTACCAGAGAGCTTTTGATTAATTTTCATATTAAGAAAAAGAATCAGGAGCTTGATGAATACTCAATTTGGCTGCTATCAAAACTTCGCGAGTCAATTTATGACATAATGCATGATATTGTACTTAACATCACGCGTGCGTATACAATCTGGGCTACAAGCCGTGCTGAAGCAGACGAAAGAAGGATAGCTCAGGACAGGGCTATTGCAGGGTGCGAAAGCATACTAAAAGAGCTGGAATTTGCTTATCAGGTACTGCCAGTAAGTGTTGAAAGGTATATGGTTTATGTAGAACTGGTTGAGAAAGAAATCGCCCTCATTAAAGGCTGGCGAAAATCAGACAACAAACGATATAAAAATTTATAATTCTATAGGGTATCAGCTAATAGCGGTGGCTTCGGCGTCTAGGTTCTGCAACGTCAGCGAAAATGGCAATGCGAACTACAACGATGCTTCTAATTCGAACTCCTCTGGCGGCTGTCGCCCGCTTCTCATATCAGTCTACTCATAGACACATAACAGGGAATGAGCGGATATCCTTCCTTTAAAAGGTAAATAACAGTTGTGTGCAGTCCGTCTAAGGGCGCTGATTGCATATGCACAGCTATCCCCTAGGGGTTGATTAATGAGAGATTTTACAAATGCAAATAGCTTGATGAGTGCCTACGAGCGTGTCAGAAAAACCAGCGGTTGGAAGGAAAGCACACAGCGGTATGGGCTTAATCTTTTGCGTGAAACCTACTGGTTACAGAAGGCTTTGCGGGAAAGAAACTACGCACAGCATGAGTGCAATACTTTCAAACTATGTGAAAGAGGTCATCTGAGGTTGGTAAAGGCTTTAGTCACAAGAGATATGGTTATGCAGCACTCTCTTTGCGATACGGTGCTTGTGCCAGAACTGCTAAAGTACATCATTCACGATAACGGCGCTAGCATAAAGGGCAAAGGCATTAGCTTTACAAGAAGGCGTTTTGAGCAACACCTTCGCTGGCATTATCGAAGATATAGTACCGAGGGGTATATTTTGAAAATTGACTTCAGGAAATATTTCGATAACATCCAGCATGGTATCTTGAAAAAGCTGATAGCCGAAAAGATACATAATGAAGATGTACAGTATGTATTGAATGAAATTTTCAAAGCTAATGAGGTTGATGTCTCATACACTGATGACACGGACATTTTGCAAAAAGTGTTCAGTTCACTCGAGCAAGAAAAAATTGATACAGCGCTGCTTACCGGTAAAAGATTTATGCCTAAATCCTTAGGTATAGGTTCTCCGGTATCGCAGATTGCAGGTATCTTCTTTCCTTACAAAATAGACAATTTTTGTAAAACAGTTAAAGGCATTCATTGTTATGATGCATATATGGATGACAGAATTGTGATTCATAAGTCAAAAGAATTTTTGTGGAACTTGCTTGAAGAAATAAAGGTACTTGCAGAAAAGCAGGGTATCACAATTCATCAAGATAAAACACAGATTATTAAGCTGTCCCATGGATTCACATTTCTAAAAACTAAATATATTCTTACAGAAACCGGCAAAATAGTTAAGAAAATACCCCGCGATGTTGTTACAGTTGAGAGAAGAAAGCTCAAAAAGCTGGCCACACTGGTAGTATCGGGGGCTATGAGTCGGGAAAAATTCATTACACAGTATAAGTCGTGGAAAGGAGATAAGCAGAGATACTATAACGCTTATCATACTTTGAAAAATATGGATAAAATTTTTAGGAGGCTACTAAAATGGATAACGCAACAAGAGAAACTATTAGACGCAAGCAGCAGGAAATCATCGACCTCATCGGAGAGCTGACAAGCCCCGTTTCTAAAATAGGTGATTATCGTGTAATCAAGTGCTATGAAGCCACTCTTTCTGGTGCCAAGACTATGCCTTATGACACTTCGACTCTTCTGGCAGAGCGTCAGAAGGTGCGGGACAAGATTAATGCCCTGCAGGCCGAGGTTGCTCAGCTTGAAGCTGAGCAGTGATACAGGTGAAGATTATGCAGCATGATTTTCAGAAGATTAAGCAGAAAACTGACTTGCAGCTGCAAGAAGAGTTGAGCGTAAGAACCAATGAAGAGCTGATTGAAATGAACATCCGGCTGTTGAGATTGCTTAGTCTATATGTAATAAGGAGTGATGGTTATGGACAGGCGGTATGATTTAGGGAAGCTGGGGACAGTTTTAGCTGTACTGACTAACAGGGTGACAAAGGATATGCGGTGTGTATTGGCGGTTGGCATTATGACTCTTGTGGTCAGCTTAATAACTATGGTGATGGTGCTATACATGGCAACGAATGAGTACCGTGCTGGCGCCTGCATAGTAGGCACTACGGCTATTACTAGCATATGCAAAACAGCTAAGGCAAAGGCAGGTGCACGCGTAGAGTATGCCAAGCATACAATAGATTGTGTGGTGTAAGCTATGTTGTGGCACAGAAAACTGGCTAAGAAATTTCTCAATGAGTCAACTCTCACGGACTTCTGGGACATTGTTAAGGAAGCCAAAATCACAACGCTAGATATGGAGATATTGGATGCCGTATTCATTGATGGCAAAAGTATGGTGCAGGTTTCGATGGAGCAGGGGTATTCTGTGGAAAAAGTAAAAACCACATTGCAGCGTGGCTATGACAAGGTGTATCGTGCGCTGGAAAAGCATAATAAGCTATAAGTACATTAAAAAAGAGACTCCCATTGCAGAGCCTCTTTTTTGTTACAAAATATTATTTCATCAAAAAATAAATTAATATAATTATACCTACTGTTATGAAAAAATATTTAGCACAGCTTCCTGTAGATGATGATATTTTTTTATGTGCATAAACTGCCCATTCTTCACGACAACCCATCATTCGGTAGTGCATTTCTCCGATGTTTAACAATAACATATTAGCACTCTGTGTGCTAATACCCATTTCTGTAAATAATGCACCTGCTTCTTCTCTTAGGGCGAGTAATTCTTGCTTTTCTGATGGCGGGACAATTTTTAATAAATTTCTAATATCTTCTTTCTCCATGCCTGCCATCAGAAGATAGATTTTAGGAACTGTGATATTAAGATTGTTTTCGCCACCTATAGATACAGGCTCCATATCCCATTCAAACATTCCTGCCAATTCCTTTCTTATCTAATGATTTATGCTGAAATATATTATTTTAAGAGTTTTTATTTCTTCCTAGCCGTGGGTGGAACTGTAACATTATAGCTCGTACCATCTTCTTACCGCAGTACTCTATATGACTTTTTCGCCTATTAGTGTTTAGCAATGGTAGGCCGATGAATACAAATGCTATATCGTTAATATGATTTGCATTATTGGTTGACAGTGACAACACAATTCCAGTAATTCTCAGCTTGTCCCAACACAACGCTTGGTCGGTGTCAGCTATTATGGTTCCCGTAGTTAGGTATTGTGTAGTTATTGCACTTCTATAATCCTGCTCTGGGATAATGTGCCTTGCATGGAAGCTCATTAACATCAGAGGGAGGACTAAGAAAATGGTCAACCGTTTTCTCATGTGTGCTCCTTACTCGGCAGTAATGATGATAACATCGCCGACAAGCTCGACAATGTCCTCTGTGGTTTCAATGTTCTTACCCACGGGTTTATCCTCCACAATATATATTTCACCTGCTGCGTTGTCCTTTCATCAGCACAGATTGAATTGGGTGATGGCTATGTGGTTATTTGGAAACAGTATGCCCTAAACCTATACCGCCATTTCTAACGGCTTCTTCATAAGTTAGGGTAATGATGTCCCGAATCCTATCCTGTTGTTGCTTAGTGAGCTTGGCTATTTTCCCAGGCTCATTTATTGTGCCAGTCATTTCTATATGGCTGATTTTCTTTAGAAATGCTGGGTTGTCTTTAAAGAGGACTTCCAGCAGATTGTAAGATGGAGTGTCTTTATCGTCTTCAATATTTTGAGCTGCCATTATGCTAAGAGGGTCAACCTGTAGAATCTCAGATAGTTTCTCTATCTTATCTCTACGCATATTGCAGCCTTCCCCAGATTCCCAGCAGGACACAGTTGCTTCTGTGACACCTGCATAATCAGCAACCTCTTTTTGAGTTAATCCTAAGTGCAGGCGGCGCTCTTTTATAAATTTAGCCATTTCCGAAAAATCCGTTGCCCCCATCAAAACAGCGGGTGTAGTGTGCAATGCTTCGGCAATTTTATATAGCTTTATTTGTTTTGGTACATATTTACCTTTTAAATATTCGCTTAATGTACCTCCACTTATGCCTGTGGCACGTGATAAGTCTACAGCTCTCAGTCCTGCCCTATCCATATAGCGTTTTAGTCGTGCGGCAAATTCTTTATTATAAGTAGCACGGTCTTTCACAATAACACCGCCTTTCATGTATACATATATTATACATAAAAATTATGAAAAAGTACATTAAAAATTTGGAAAACCATAACTTAAATGTTTGTAAAAAAATAATCTTGCATAAAAGCTCAAAATGAGTTATAATAAAACTCGGAAATACGAAGAAAACAAAATCCGTTTCCCAAAAAATAAGAAAGGATTAAGACTATGGAATTTGATTACAGCAAACTCCGAGGACGAATTAGAGAGATTCTAGGTTCAGAAGCAAATTTTTGTGATAGAATGCCACTAACTCGCTCCTCAGTAAGCCTAAAGTTAAATGGCAAAGTGGAATTTACTCAAAGCGAAATTGCAGCTGCAATGGAAGTTCTTAAACTACCTAAGAGCGCAATAGGCGACTATTTTTTTAAAGAAAAACTTCGGAAAACAGAGGAAGTAAAAATCTGAAAACAAAGGAGGCTAGTATGAATTTAGTAGTTATTGAACACGCAGGAGAGCGTGTGCTAACAACAGAACAGTTGGCAGAGGTTTATGAATGTGATGTAAAACGCATATCGGAAAACTTCAAACGCAATGAAGATAGATTCGTTGAAAATAAACATTATTTCAAACTAACAGGGGACTCACTTAAAGTATTCAAGGCTTCATTAGGTAATCAGCAAATTGCGGAAAACCTAAAATTTGCTCCTACAATCTATCTTTGGACTCGTCGAGGAGCTTCCAGACATTGCAAGATGTTAGGTACAGATAAAGCGTGGGAAATGTTTGACCGGCTGGAGGAAACATATTTCAATCCAAAACCTAAACAGTTGACACTAACAGAGCAGATGGCTCAGGGCTTGTTGGCTGCCAAGGAACTATTAGAGGTCAAGAACAAGCAGGTCAAAGAACTTACAGAAACTTGCTCCCAGCAACAACAGGTGATTGGCGAGCTAAAGCCAAAGGCTGATTATGTTGACAAGATTCTGAAAAGCGATTCCCTAGTAACCATTACACAGATTGCCAAGGACTATGGCATGAGCGGTCAGGGAATGAACAAAGTGCTTCACGACCTGCATATCATCTACAGCTGTAATAAGCAGTGGCTTTTGTACAGTCAACATCAGGCCAAGGGATATACATTCTCTGAAACAGTGGATATTCCCAGAGAGGACGGGACTACCAAGGTTGTGATGAACACCAAGTGGACACAAAAGGGCAGGTTGTTCTTGTATGAAACCTTGAAGAAACGAAACCTGCTTCCGCTGATTGAGAGAAAAGAACAGGAGTAGAAGATGGCAGAGATAAAGAAAGCAAGAATCCTATACAGCAATATGTGGATAGGGTTCACAGAAGATAAAAGGAACATTGCAGGGGCTTTCAAAAGTATCTGTGATGGTTTATCCGAGGCAAACAACTTGGGATACTACCGAGGATATTTGGCAGAGATAGCTGCTAAGTTAGGATTGTTCTTGGAAGATGGTGAGAAGCATGACGGATAAGGTATGGAATGTCCTCTCAACAAAAGAGAGGGTGGCAATCAAGCGCAAAGTCATATCTGATAGACGAAAGGTAGAGGTTTTTGATTTCGTAAGAGATTGCTTACTTATTATTGGCTATTTCATTATAGTTGGCTTAGCCTGTGGATTTGGAGGGAAGCCATGAGATATTTACAGATAAAAGCCTGTGAGCGAAAGAAAACAATGAATGTTGATTTGCTGGCTGTGTTCTTGGGGGGCTGTGTATTAGGCTTCCTGGCTGGTGTTTACATCTGGGGGTAAATAAAATGGAAACACTTTATGAGATTAACGCAAGATATAACGCTGCAATTCAGATGCATGAAGATGGGGTCAGCGAGCTGGTTGATACCGAGACTGGCGAGATAATTCCCATTGAGGATTGGCTGGCAGCGTTGCAAATGTCTAAAGAGGAAAAGATAGACAACACTATCAAGTACCTGAAAAACTGCAAAGCATTTTGTGAAGCTGCCAAGGCTGAGGTCGAGGTCTTAGAGGAACGCATTGCTAAAAAAGCAAAGAAAGCAGAGCATTTAGAAAAGTACCTGCTTTCACAGCTGGGTGATACAAAGAAGATTGAAACCCCGCTGTACTGCTTAAAGGTGCGTACTAGCAAGAGGACGATTGTGCCGAAAGATGAAAAGTTTATTCGAGAGCTGCCACATAAGTATTGGAATGAGAAAACCACTGTGGCTGCCGATAAGAAAGCTATCAAGAAAGCATTGGAAAGCGGTGTAGAGCTGGCAGGGTGCTCCATTGTAGAGAACAAAACCTTGTCATACTAAAAGGAGGAACAAATTAAGAATGTCAAGAGGAATATTAGTAATGGGGGAGAGTGGTTCTGGCAAGACAACAAGCCTGAGAACCCTTAACCCTGAAACAACTTTTATTATTGAGTGTGACGGCAAGGGCCTGAGCTGGCGGGGTTGGAAAAACCAGTACGCCAAGGCCAAGAAGAATTATTTCGAGACTGACAATGCCCCGATGATAGAGGACTTGCTGGACAGGATTAATTCTGGCTTGCCAAATATCAAGGTAGTAGTAATAGACACTCTTAACATGATTATGGTGAATGATGAAATTCGCCGTATGAAAGAGAGGGGCTATGACAAGTGGGCAGATTTGGCTACTTGTATTTGGGGGTTGATTGATACAGCCCACAACCTGCGTGACGACCTGACTGTAGTGTGTATGGCACACACACAGACGGAAAGGGACGATTCGGGCTATCAGTTTACCAGAATGAAAACTTCTGGTAAGAAGCTGGACAAGCTGTGTGTAGAGAGTAAGTTCTCCACGGTACTGTTATCTAAGTGCCTTGACGGAGAGTATATCTTTGAAACGCAAGCGGATAAGAGTACAGCAAAAAGCCCTATGGGCTGCTTCGAAAAACAAATTCCTAATGACATGGATTTTGTCATTAGGAAAATGAATGAATATGAATATGGAGAATGTGAAAGCGAGGAAAAGAAATGATTGAAAGACCTAATGATTGGAATGAAGCCCCAGCAATTATTGGCGGTGCTAGAACCCTGCCAGCAGGCAATTATAAGTGCAAGATTGTAAATGTGGAAGATTCTCTTTCCAAGGCTGGCAATAAGATGTTAAAGATTTTTTTTGACATTGATGAGGGCGATTATGCAGGTATCTACATGGATAGATACCTCAGTGATAAAAAAAGTAATGAGGGAGCAAATTATCCAAGTGCTGGAGTATATTACCAGCTCCTGGGAGAGGGACAGACTGGCAGATTGAAAGGCCTTGTGCAGTGTCTTGAAATGTCTAACCCAGCATTTAAGTGGAATTGGGATGAACATGCAATGGAGGGCTGTGTATTCGCTGGTCAGTTCCGTGAGGAAGAATATTTCAATCAGAAAGATGAGCGGAGAACTTCCACTAGACTGGTGTATATTCATCCTCTGGAAGAGCTGGCCAACCTCGATGTACTGCCAGCGAAGCAGGCTAGCAAGGCAGGTGCACCACGAACCAGCGCAGATGCAGAACGACAGCTCGAGTCCATTTTTGGTGGGCCTGCTGCTCCACCTGAACAGATTCCATTCTAATGTTACTCAGTGGCAGGGTGATTGGTGCCAAGGGTGGAAACATATTTGTTTCTATCCCTGTCACCGACACCCAAAAGGAACAAATAGCAACCACTTCAAGGCCTGATGTGGTGGTTGAGTTTGAGGACGGCAGGCAGATAACAGTCAAGCAAAGGAAAAAAATCTATGTGCTGATAAAGTGCATAGCGGATTGGCAGGGGTACACTCCTACAGAGGTAACAAAGGAACTGTTGAAATATGAGTTCATTTCCTCACCGATTAGGGAAGCTATTTCCTCTGACGATTCCTTTTCCTTGTCAGACTGTGATAGAACGACTGCAAGGCTGTTTATAACGTGGCTCATAGAGTTCTGCTTAACACATGATATACCATGTGGAGAACCGCTCTGGAAGCTCTGTGAGGATATTGAGAAGTATATGTGGGTGTGTGCAGTAACAAAGCATTGTGCAGTGTGTGGCAAAAAAGCAGAGCTGCACCACTATGACACTGTAGGCACCGGCAGAAACAGAAAAGAGATTTGTCACATCGGCATGAGGTGTTTACCTCTTTGCAGAGAGCACCATATCCAGATACACAATATCGGGCGCGATGAATTTTGCAAGAGATACATTCTGAAGCCGATAAAGATAGACGAACAAATAGCACAAGCATATAAGTTAAAGGGGTGAGAACGTGATATTCAAGCTGAGTGAAAAGAACAATGGGAAAATCGTTACAGATGGAAAAGTTAGTCTAAAGGCTAAGGGGCTTTATTTCTTCTTAATGCATTTGGATTTAGAAAAGGATTACTCAATAGAGGCCATTGCTTCGTGCAATAAAGGCACTAGCGAAACAATCAGAACCGCAATTAATGAGCTGCGAGATTTGAGCTATATAGAGACTTTCGCAGGAAACTCCCGCAATAAAAAAGCGATGAGTTCTATTCCATATTATGAGGTTATAAGCCACCTGAACAAAGTCTGTGACAGAGAGTTCAAGTGGCAGTCGGAAGCTACCAGGCGATTAATTCGAGCCAGATGGAAAGAGGGCTATAGACTGGACGACTTCAAAAAAGTTATTGATGTTATGTATGCCGAATGGCACAACACTAACTTTGAAAAGTATCTAAGACCAGAGACTTTGTTTAGGGCAACTAAGTTCGAGTCGTATTTAAACAGAGATAGTTCCAAGATAAATAAGATACAGAATACTGAGAAACTGGCGGGGACATACTTATGACAGATAAAGATGATTTGGAGCGAAAGCTCATGGTAGATTATCTCCAAACAAGGGCAAAATACTTCAATGAGGATGTAGGCAACTTGGACAAGGTAGATGGCTATGACTGCCCCAAATGCAAAAACAAAGGGGCTATAGCGGTGCTGGGCGAGCATGATAATAAGTTTGCCTTGGATATAGTCATGTGTGACTGTACCAAGATTAGAAAAACAATCCAGCTTATGAAACAGAGCGGGCTGGAAGAAATGCTAAAGAAATACAAGCTGGAGGAGTTCGAAACCGACGAGGCTTGGCAGAAAACCATCAAAGCAAAAGCTATGGGATTCCTGCAAGTGCCTGTGGGAATGTTCTTTATCGGCGGGCAGAGTGGCTGCGGTAAAACATTTATCTGTACAGCCATTGCCAGGAAGTTGCTATATGAGGGACGGGAGCTGCGCTATGAGACATGGCGGGAAATGTCAACACAGCTCAAAAAGAATATCGGTGACAAAGAGTACACCGACCTGATTGACCAGATAAAAAAGGTTGACATTCTGTATATTGACGACTTCCTAAAAGTTCCTGTTGGTGATGAAATAGGCAGGCCGAGTCAAGCGGATTTGTCACTTGCCCTGGAGATAATCAATTACCGGTACAACAACAAGCTGGTAACACTCATATCAAGCGAGTGGACCAGCAATGAAATTATAGGTTTTGACGAGGCTTTAGGCAGTCGGATATGTGAAATGGCTGGCAAGTCAAACCTTAATATCCGACGGGACAGAAACAAAAACATGAGAATGAGGGCTATGGAATTATGAAGTACCACAACAAAAAGGTAGAGTATGGTGGCAGGCTGTTTGACAGCAAGGCCGAGGCAGATTTCTACAGGTTTTTACTAGAAAAGGTAAAGCTGGTTGAGGTAATATGTCAGCCTACCGTAGAGTTGCAGCCATCTTTTAAAAAGGATGGAAAAACAGTTAGAGCCATTACCTACACCCCTGATTTCTTCGTTAAGTTCGCTAACGGCAAAGAAGTTTATGTGGATGTAAAGGGCATGAGTACCCAGCAGGGGGAGCTAAAGCGGAAAATCTGGTGGTACAAATACCCTGACAAGAAATTGATATGGGTGGCCACATCAAAGAAATATAGCCTTAGTGGCTGGATTGAATGGGGCTGTTTACATAAGCAGCGGAGGCTGAACAGAAAGGCGAAGAAATGACAAGATTGGAAGAAGCAAGTCACGATGTAGCCGAATATATAAGCACATTATCAGAGTATGGTATGACAAAAGTTATGTGCGCTATCTCTTACCCAGGTAAATGCTTGTTTTGTAAATGGGCAGAGAATGAAGAAAAGTGCTTAAAGAGTCGGTGTGAGGACGGGATAAAGGCATATTTGGAGGCTGACGAATGAGTGCAGCAAGAAAAAAACGGCGGGCAAAAGAAAAGGCTGTAGATAAGGCTATCAAAAAAACTGTTGTACCTGTTGCTAAAGCCAAGGCGGCTGCTCAAATGCTTTTCAAAATGAATGAGGGCAGAATTAAGCGGTATTGTGAGTGCCGTGTGTTACCCGCCATAGCATTTACAATGCATAGGCGTTTTGGCTGGGGAGCAAAAAAGATTGGCAGAATGGCTCTGAAAATAGAGTGGTTCATCAAAGAGTATATAGAGGCTGGGATAAAAGACAAGCGAGTGTATATAACGGTTCCGTGGCTATGGGACGGACTAAACGAGGAGTGCAAAATAAACTACATTCCTAGAGAAGTCAACCAAGAGCCAAAAGATGAATCGGATTGCAGGTCATGGCTGGATATTCACGCTAAGCAGTGTTCAATAAACTGCTTGGAATATTTGGAATGTATATGGCTTTGGATTTTACACACTGAATTTGGGTTTGGTCACAAAAGAATCTTGCAAGCCAGAGAGGAAATCAGCAAAATCAACCCACTGGAAGTTCCCATCAAAATGATTTACGACATGATGGACATCGTGGAGAAGCTAAAGGCTGCCACAGAAGAAGAAAAGATAAGATTTACTACTCTACGTGAGGACCTAGAGAAAATGGACATTACTCATAACGGATTTGAGGAAGGTCTGGTGCTTGCGTTTAAAAAGCAAAGAAAGGGGACATAAATGTTAAGTGTATATAGAAAAGGTACTAGAAGATATTTTCTAGCTAGAATCATTGAGGAACACGATAATATAACAAGTTCAAAGTTTGCTATCTGCTACAGCAACAATGCTGACAATACCAAAGCAAAATGCACTGTCAAGATGATAAATGAGGCTTATGGGGATTTGCAAAAGGCTCAGGAAAAGCTGGATGAGCGGGCAGATTCTCACGGTTGGTCATGGACAGGGGAAAACAAAACAATGCCCCAGTACAAATTGGTGTACAAGGCTGGTAAAACAGTGTTTGCGCTGGAGGAATAGTGATGGCAGAAAATGTAACGATACCCCATTTTACTTATGTAAGGGATATGTTTTCTAATTACCTTGCTATAAAAAAAGCTGTGCAGGAGTACCGGCAGGACGCTGGCACAGCAAAGGAAATGTCGCAGCAGTCTCTCAGTAAAACCGACAAGATTCCTATGAAGCAGGTAGAAGCGGAAGCCTTTAAAGAAATGTTGCCGGTGCCAGCCGTAAGACTCCCTGACGGGACGAAGATTAGCAATCCTGAACGATGGATTGATGTTGTCAATAGTGCATTGAATCACATTACAGACAATAACCATAGAGCAGCTATTGCAATGTGGATAATGCATTTCCGTATTGCTGCAATCCTTGAAGAAACAAAAATGAACAAAGCTTTGTTCTATGTCTTGAAAAGCAGGGTGATTGATTGTGGTGTGGTTCTGGCATACCAAAGGGGGCTGTTGAAAGTTGAGCGCACGAATAAGCCCATGTAAAGACTGTGAAAGCAGGGAAGTAGGCTGCCATGCAGGGTGTGGAAGCTATCTCACATGGCGTGCTGATTTAGACTGTACGATAGCAGAGAAAGCACGCCAGGCAGAGATTAACAGTTGGACCGCAACAAGAGCCAAGACGACAGATGAGTGGTTCAGAATCCGTCACATAACATATTATGTTTAGCATATTGAGGAGGAACACAATAAATGATTCAGTTATCAGAAAATTGGAGATTAACAGCAGATGAAGTACAGTTCATCTTACAGAAGAAGAACATCAGAAAACAATCTGATGGCGGGGCAGAAGAAGTGTGGGTGAACAAATACTATTATCCCACATTGCAGATGGCATTGCTGGCATACATGACAAAGCAGACCAGAGCCAAGGTGAGAAACTACCAGCCTGATGAACTCCGTGAGATTGTAGACCACGTCGATAGCGTGTATGAGAAGCTGGCTAAATTGGCTGGGGAATGGCAGAGAAACATTGAGAGAGGTACAGAAAATGAGTGATTATGAAAAGAGCAGAGATTTCATTTTAGAGAAGCTGGATGAGCGTACTTTGTTGGAACAGCTTGCAGAAGAAGCCAGCGAATTATCCCAGGCAGCATTAAAGCTAATTAGAGCCAAGGGACTGAACAATAATAATACTCCCGTCGGAGAGCAGGAGGCTATGTTATCACTTGCTTTAGAATATATGGATTTACTTATGGTCTATAGTATGCTACTAGAAAAGGATAGGAAAATTCTTAGAATCACAAAAGCCAATTCTATATTACCAGAGAAAGATATGGAAAACTATTTCAAGTGGAATAGGTGGGCTGAACGGCTGGGATATGAGGATTAACCATGATAGACAGAACGGCAAAAATAAAAATCATACAGCTAAAAAATATAGTTATTGCAAAAACGCAACGGCATTAAAGCTAAAGCTTATTACTGTGATTGTGATTTTGATGTAGCAAAAACAATAAAAAGGGCTATTGATTATCTCACAATGGCAGAAGATTTCAAAGCTGTGCGTGAAGTTATCGGTTGAGGAGGAACAGAAATGAGAAAGAATTGTATTGCGGAAGTTGCTAAGGCTCTCGGTTTAGAGCTGGAAGAAGTGTTTTGTATTGATGGTGATGAGCATTATTTTAGGCTTACCGATACGGGATTAGAAACAAAAAGAAATTTTGAAAGTAAAGATTGGTATCTTGAAATTACTGCTACGCTAAACAGCTTGTTGATTGGAGAAAATGAAGTTATTAAGCTACCCTGGAAACCTGATAATGGTGAAATTTACTATGTTCCAGATGTTACAACAGATAAAAAATATAGTATATGGAAATGGTTCAATTTTGAGTGTGACCAGTTGCATTACCAAAGGGGAGTTGTATTTAAGACCGCTGAGGAAGCCATTACAGTAGCAGATGAAATAATAAGCAATTGCAAAGAGAGATGGAACGTTCAAAAGATGAAATACTCTGGGAAAAGTGTATGAGTGAAGTGCTCGAGCATCTCTTAATAGGTGCAATAGGCATTAAACGGCCTTGGAAACCCCAAGAGGGCGAAGCATATTTTATCCCATGCATAAATTATGTTGAGTCTCGCATGTCTTTAAAATTTGATTGGCATGGTTCTGATGCAGATTATAAAAGGTATAGGCTTAAAATTGTTTGCAGGACACAAGAGGAGGCTGTAGAGTTGACTAAGAAAATGATGCTGGTAGCAATAAATGAACAGTAAGCAAAGAAGATGGTTGTTGGTCGGCCCAATCATTTTCTCTTTTGCTATGGCAATGACAACGCCAATAATTCAAGTGTATTTCATACAACTTGTAAATCCAAATGTACTCGCAGTTTCAAATATGTTAGCAGTTGGTCTGGCAGCTGTCGTAAATACATCTATCACAAAAGAGAGGTTCTTGAGGTGGTATGATAAGCATTTTACATTCATCATAGTAACAGACATTTTGCTATTTGTAGTTGTATCTTGTGCCGGCATGGAAATGGCTGCTATGAGATACATCGGCATGGCTGTGACAAACGCTATATCAACAACATTATGGGTATGCGTTATGCAAAATGCTATCAATAATACTATTAAGGGCCAGGATTTAACGATATGGCAGAGTTTGGCTAAGAGCTATGAAATGTATGCTTCTTTAGTAGGCGGTCTAGCAATTCTACTGATTGGTGATATACATATTGAGCTAGCTATAGGAATACAATGCCTGGCCAATTTGTTCATGGGACTGACTGATTTGAGGGCGAGAAAGTTGTTGATGTTAAAGGGCGATGAAAAGGAGGTTTGAGTATCATTGACAAATAGAGAAAAGGCTATCGCTAGTCTTACGGAATGGTTTAAGTTGTTAAATAATGAGTCACTGGCATTTGCTGTTGTTGGAATACCCAATGCTGACTTTGTCTGCCAACATTGCATACATGGTACTAGCCGTGGCAAGGCTTGCAAAGCAAAAGGCACTTGTGAAGAAGGTGTTAAGCAGTGGCTAGAGCAGGAGGAGTCATGATTACACATGAAGAAGCTATAAAAGCAGCGAACTTGATATTTGGATTTTGTTGCCAGCAAAAGGATTGTAAGAGTTGTCCCTTTAAGGGGAAAAGATTTTTTGTACCAGAACAGGGCTATATGACTTGTGGGCTTTATGAGGTGCCTTGTGCATGGAATCGTGTTTGGAATAAGGGGCGAAAATCATGAAAAATTTAATTATCGGTGCATTAATTGGCATTATAGTTGGTATGCTAGGAACAGCATATGCTTCCAATATTGGTGGTAACAAAAAGATTACAATTTACACTGACGAGGAAACTAAGATACAGTACATAATTATCGAAGCTTGGGGATCATATATAGGTGAGTATAGTGTAGGAATCTGCCCTAGATATACTTCTAATGGAAACTTGTACTATGTAGGTTCAGAGGCTGTAGAAAGGGGAGGGACATATGAAAGATAAAGCAAAAGAACAGGCGAGTGAACGCACAAAGATTCTTAATGATTACAAGAATAAGAAAATCAACTCCCAGGAAGTTATCAAAAGGCTGAGGGAGCTGTGTCAAAGAAAGTAAACTAAATGTCTTGCTGATACCGGCAAGACATTTTTTATGCCTTTTTTGTGCTGATACTACATCATTACTACACCCTTGCCAGGCGAAGAATCGTGGCATAATAAGGGTAGAGGTGATAGAGATGTACGGATATACACAGCAACAGCAGGCACCTGGGCAATGGCTCATGGTGAACAGCTATCAAGATGTACAGCGGGCACTTCTGCCGATGGACGGCTCACAGATGATGTTTATGATGAAGAATGAGCCTATATTTTATATAGCAAGCATTGTAAATGGGCAGAAATGCATACAGCCGTACACTTTTCAAGAGCTGACACCGGAGAATATGCCGAAGCAGCCCCCGACAGTAGAGGAGCGTGTACAGAGCTTGGAGAGTAATCTGGCTGACATAGTAGAGCTATTGAAAGGAATGAGGGCTGATGAATCCAATATTCAAGCAAAGACAAATGAACCAGCAGGGGAACCTACAGCAGTTTCTAAATAATGTCAAAGACCCAAAACAGCAGGTTATGACCATGATACAACATATGTCGCCTGATAAGCGACATATGATACATGATATGCTGCCAAAGGCCAGAGCAATGGCAGGCAGATTTGGCATAAATGACTTTGATTCAGTGGCCACTGAAATAAATAAAATCTTATAAAAGGAGTGATAGAAATGGACGAATCTTTGATTGGCAACATCTTAGGAGGCCTGATTAATCGTGATGGAGATAACAACAATTGTATGGGCAACGGCGGTTGGTGGATTATTCTTCTTATGATTTTTTTCTGGGGTGGCAACGGCTTTGGCGGCTGGGGCAATGCAGGAGCACAGGCAGCAATGGCTAACTATGCTACCCAGGCAGATATTACCAACGGCTTTAACTTCAATCAGTTGCAGAACGACATCAGAGGTGTAGAGCGTGGATTGTGTGATACCGGCTATGAAAATGCCCGCCTTATCAATGGTGCTACCAATACCATTGTTGGCCAGGGGCAGAGACTCGGTGAGGCTATTGCGCAGGTTGGCTTTAATGCCCAGCAGTGCTTGATGAAATTCTTTGAGGCCTTAAAGAATTTCTGCACAAAGATTGAATTGACAAATCTTAATGCAGTAGGCACTTGTGCATAGTAATATGCACTGGCAATCGGGTGAATTGCTGGAAAATCTAAGTTTACATTTTTGCTCAAATAGCTATATTGATGTATAATTAGCAATGTATAGTTAACAGAAATATCGATATACTGAGGGGGCAAATGTAATATGTTTTATGTTTACGAATGGTTTAATACTGAAAATAAAGAAATATTCTATGTTGGAAAAGGCACACATAGACGATATAAAGTCAGAAAACATAATGAAAGATTTAATGATTACATCAAAAAATATCCAACTGATAGCAGGATTGTAAAAGAATTTCTTACTGAAGAAGAAGCATTTAAGTTCGAATATGAATATATACTAAAATTAAAGGCAAAAGGACAGTGTATATGCAATATAGACAAAGGTGGTCATGGAGGTACGACTTCATGGTGGAATGATGAAAAGCGTTATCAATATTCAATACATAATGCTATGAAGTCAGAAATTCAAAGGAATCGCATGAAACAAAATAATCCTATGCGTAATCCTGATGTGGCTAAAAAAACTGCTAAAGCAAAAACAAAACCTGTTATTATAAACGGTAAACGATATGATGGTGTAAAAAGTGCTGCTAAGGCGTTAGGGATATGGGATATTTCCATATATAGATGGGTAAAAAGAGGCTATGATACAATGGGAAATCCTTGCTATTACGAGGGTGAAAAAGCTAAGAATTTTACCAAGCATACAACTTGTTCGAAAGCTGTACTAATAGACGATAAGAGATTCCCATCAGTAAAAGCAGCGGCAATTTATTTAGGAACATACTCAGAAAAAATTATTCGTAATATAAAAGCTGGAAAGCCAGTTTTAGGACATATTTGTAAATACGACAATCAGCAACCAAGCTGCGGGAAATCCGATAACAGTACCGCAGAAGGCTCAACGACTAACGAGTGAGGACGGAAACCAATAATCTCGACACGAGTGCCCGACTCCTATATTTTTTAGGATGAAGATATAGTCTGAACTTATAGGAAACTATAAGATGTATAAGATAAAGAGCTTATACGATAACACAATGGCTGCGAGACTAACCGCAATATTGACAATGTTCGTTATGAGATGAGCAAGAATACTTGCGACATCACTACCAATGCTACGGCCAATACCCAGAAGATTCTTGACCGCTTGTGTCAGATGGAGGCTACAGCAAAGGATAACACCATTGCACAGCTGAGAAGTGACTTGCAGGCAGCTCAGTTGACTCTGGGCAACCATGCACAGACTCAGTCCCTTATCGGGGCTTTGAGGCCTACTCCACAACCAGCTTACATTGTGTCTAGCCCTTACGCTACTAGCTACAATGCTGGTACAACTATCATCTAAGAGTGCATATCCGCACCAAACTAAAGGCAGGAACATTGCTAAAGTGCGGTGTTCCTGTTTTTCTATTGTAGGGGTGTAGTGAAATGCGACACCCTATACCATTTTCCTGACGTCACGAAAAAGGAGTGATTTTCATGTTAGAAGCAAATTCCCAGACATTAACAGTAACAGCGAATACAGACCTTACATTCGCAAATATCAACATTCAGACTGGTTTAACAGCAGTCTTGGACAGTGACAATGCAACTATCAGACTGAATAGACCAGGTATATACCGTGTAGACTTTACCGCCTATGGCAGTAGCACCGCCGCAGGGACAATTGGAGCCCAGCTGTATGCCAATGATACAGCAGTCAACAGAGCTTCCAGTGTTGCCACCACCGCAGCAGGGGCACCACAGGCAATAGCTTTTTCTACTCTTGTAGCAGTTGGGAGCACCACGGCAGGCAGAACCGCAAAGCTGAATGTAAAATACATCGGTGCAGCTGGTATCTTGAACAATGCTGATGTTATCGTGACAAAGATTGCATAAGGGGTGATAACATGAAAGCAGAAATCAAAGAGGCTTGGCAAAGGATTCTTGCTCATCAGCTGGAGGGGATAATGCTACACAGCAAGTTAAGCACTACATATATGCTGCTAGACTGTAAGAAGCAGTCAAGGACTCATTCAGCCCACTACATTCAAGAGTGCATTGCACATCAGAATACACTTTTGTACATTGTGAGCGAATATGGCGAGGAAGTACAGCCCGCAAACCTCACAATCGAGCCTGACAAACATATCTGTATGCCTGTTCGACCACTAGAACGCCATGTAAGGCACGAAAAGGCAAGTGCCCTAGTGAATGTATGGAAAGAGTGGGAAACCGCAACAGCGAGCTTCTACGAGGAAATGAAAGCTATTATGCCAGATTGCCCACTGATTAACAAACTTTTGAAGTCGGTCAAGTATGAATTGGCCCACATACACTAAAAAAACAGCCCCCACCAATCAAGGTAGGGGCTGTACAATTATTCTGTGATTAATGTAATATCGCCTACAAGGTCAGCTGTTTCGCTGTCAGTGCTGACACAATGGAGTATCTGACGAAATTTCTCAATAGCCTTGGCATTGTACCGGAACGACTCAACCTCTTTGTTTGAGTGCTTGGCCTTGTCGTGATACCAGGAGCCGTATTCTGCTGTTTTCAGCTTGTGAACATTAGCAAGTCTGCCGATTTTATGAGCCGACACATTAAGCATATTGCCAATCTCAGTAGCGGTGTAGGTCTTTTCCTCAGCTTTTGGCAGGGTAACAACATCCTTTTCAGCCAAAGTGTTAGCAGCATAGGCCTTGCAAACTTGCTGATATGTACCGCTTGAACCCTCTGCCAGCTTTGCCCAGAGTGCTGCTTCACGGACTTTTGCATTGCGTTCCATGATTGCTAACCGCTTGGTCTTGGATTCGTCCAATGGCTTTGCGGTGCCTGACTTCAAGCGGTGTTCCATTTCATAGAATTTGTCGATGTAGGTAGCCGTGAACAATACGCCTTTCTCACCGGTCATTTTGTTTGCTACCATGTCGCAACCCTTTTTGGTCAGCAGGTAACAACGGACTTCTTTGCCATTTCCTGCCTGTTTGTAGCTGGATTCAACAAAGAAATTTGAAGAATCCAGATTTGGATTCTTGCCCAAAACCTCTACATAGCTAGCAATGTCACGGCATAAATGAGCATGAGTCTTGTCAATAAGTTCTGCAACCTGTCTGCTATCAGCATAGAACACATCATCTTTGCAAATTAATTTAAAATTCATATTAAGTTTTCCTTTCATTAGGCCGAAAGGTTTGCTATAATAGATTTAACAAGGCCTTTCGGTTTTTGTGTAGGTGGTTTATCATCTCTTGGCGGGGGCGATGAACCACTATTTTTGTTGTAGCAAAAGCAATATTCCTTGTCTTATAGCACCTGCTTTTGTTAAATTATGCTCCTGGGCATATTGACAGAGCAATTCACTTGTGTGTTTATCGACTCTTACTTTCAGGTCTACATCTTTAGGATTTTCAGCTTTTGGCCTACCCATTTTAGGACTCATTAATCAAACACCTCCTTTTATGAGTACCAACAATACACATTATACTTATAGGCACTCAAAAAGTCAAGGAAAATTTTCCCTAAAACTTAAAGATTGTAAAAAACAGAATTATGATTGCGTTTTTCTTAACAATCATTGCGAATTTTCAACAAATAATTTAAAGTTAATTAATTGCTAGTTATGCTAATGTTGCTAGTATTGGTATTATTGAACAAGGAAATGTGATATGACATATTTTATTATAGCAGTATTGGTTATTGCTTGTATCATTATGCACAATGATAAAGAGCAATGGCGAGAAGGACACCAGAAAAAACAAGATTTAATAAACAAAGGGAAAGACTGTTATTATCAAGCGGTCGTGGACGCTAGAAAAATAAAAGATGAAACTAAAAGAGCAAAAGAACAGATATTGTTTTTAGCAAACAGAGAAGCCAATCTGATAAAGGAAGAGAACAAAAAGAAGATTGCAGATATAGAGGAAGAACGGAATTTGCTCACGGCTGCAAAAACAGCAGCTATAAAAGATTTTCCAGTGCTTGCTACAATAATAGCAGATTATGAAAATGCCAAAGACCTTGCAATTGAAAATAATCTTAGATATAAAGACAGGCCAGCGGTAAAGGCTGCTGATGAAGTCAAGAAGATTAGAGGAGAAAAAAGAATACTCATTGTAGAAAATCACGCATATAAATGGGAGCTGCTGCATTTAAAAAAGCTTTTGCCGTGGCTTGAAGATATTGAGGAAGAAGCGATAACACCAGTCCACGACTATATAAATGCAAACTTTGCAGAAAATGATTCTGCTGGATTCTGGCTAACACCTGATGAGTATATGAGATTGCGGAGTACAGAAAAATATCAGCTTGCCCTTAAGAGATACTGCACCCGGCATAAATCAAACCAGGAAATAGGCACCGAGTATGAGCGTTTTATAGGCTATATGTACGAAACTAAGGGATATAAGGTTGAGTTTGTAGGCATAGAAAAAGGCTTAGAGGATTTAGGAAGAGATTTGATTTGTACCAATGACAAAGAAGTTCTCATAGTGCAATGTAAATGCTGGTCGAATAAGAAGAACAAAGTTATTCGTGAGAAATACATCAACCAATTATGCGGTACGGCTTTAATGTACAAAATAAAGCATCCAGAATGTAAAAAAGCTATAAAGCCTGTGTTTGTTTCAACAGTGCCATATAGCGATACAGCAAAAGAATTTGCTAAATACCTAAACATACAATGTATTGTTCAACCTTTAGAGAAGTACCCGATGATAAAATGTAACATAAACCTTTCAACCAATGAGAAAATATATCATTTGCCGTTTGACCAGCAATATGACAAATGCGTTATAAATAAAAAGCTGGGTGAATGTTATGTAATGACGGTACAAGAGGCAGAAAATAAAGGCTTTAGACGTGCCAGGCGTTGGCTTGGACATAATTAACCGCACAATAAAACCCCTCTCCATTCCAGAGAGGGGTTGTTTTTATTTTGAAGCCCCCAAAAAAATGTTAATTTTGTTGTCTCTTCCCTTTTGCGTTTAAGATTTCAAAAATCATATTAGCTTGTTCTTTATCTGTTGTAGATATTGACACGAATATTGTTTGAAGAACTTGATCTCTTATTGCTTTTAATATTTCTACATACTGCGACGAATATACATCTTCCCTACCACACCATTTTGTCAAATATTTCCTAATATTTTTTTCTTCTAATTGTTCATAAAAAAACTTATACGCTTCTTCCATACGGCATTCTTCCTCACCCACCGCTTCTTGAAGATAATTCTTCTCTCTATCTTGTATATAATACGAAAAGAACGGATAATGTGATTGACTTTTTAGAATACGCACAGGCTCTCCATTATCATCTTCAGTCATTATATATCTAAACAGCTGCTTACTAAGTTTTTCTTCACCAAGCTGGCGAAATCTATCCGAAAGAGCAGAAAAAAGTATTGTAATTGTAGTCAATCGTTGTTGCCCATCAACTACTTGTATCTCCTTATCAGTCCCTTCGGCATAGTCACCTATAAATAACATAGTTCCCAAGAAATATTGACTATTAACGACCTTTCCATCCTTTATAGATAAACAACTCAACATATCTTCCAAAAACTCTTTATAATTCTTCTTATCCCATGAATATTCCCTTTGAAACCTCGGAATCAGAAATTGCCTACCTGAAACTAATACTTCTCTAATCGTCGTATCATATAGTTTTATATTCATTTTTTAGTACCTCCACATTTTATTACATCATATCACAATGGGGTGGCAAATCACCACCCCTATTGCAACCATCACTTCAACCTATATGAAAGTTTTTCAAACTTGCTGGAATAAGCCTCTATACATTCACATGATAAACTACCCACGATATTGTTTATCTCTGTAATTTTCTGATTGAGATATTCAATTACACCCTCCACTGACTTCAATTCATATTCCAGGCGAAAAATCGTTTTGTGTCTACTCTCGACACGCTCGTCAATGTTAGCAATGATTTTTTCAGCATTGATTCTCTTGCCGTCCAACATATCTGACAGCCTTATAGAAAAAATTGTTGCGGCAGAGTCGTTGTATATTCCATCACGACGGCGGATTGTAATCCAATCACTGTAATTGGATTTATCTTCATAGCAGCCAATATCGGCAAAAGCCTTGCCAAACCTGCAATTATAGCACTTGCCGTCAAAGGCCTTTACGATAGCCTTTACAGGCTCGACCATATCCAGGGACTTTTTATACTCACGGATACGGACTTGTAATTTTTCTTGTTCTTTTGTCATGGTGTAAAACCTCCTTTGATTTAGGCTGATAGCCTTTATCAGTCCTACCAGATGGCGGGTATCTGGTAGGCTAGATAAAATCTATCATGCGGTTAATGCTTTACGGCCTTTGGAGGTGAAAACCTCACTTCCATGCAAATTTCTAATCTGGTCCATGTCAAGGGTTTTTCTAGTAGTCTTGACATAATCGGCAGGCCTCCAATACCACAGCTTCTTTTTAGAAGCCCAGCGGCAGCCAACTTCCTTGATTGCGGTTTTGTTCTGGAAAGTGTTACCACTTATCCAGATCCAATCGCCGCAAACCTCCAATTCCAGCCCGTCCAGCTTCATTAACTTGTCAAGGGCTGTTCTGAACTCGTCAGACTGGAAGTCATAGCAGGTATTGGCTTTAGCTCCTCCCTGCTTGCCTCCCTTGCGGTTGCCGTCCTCGTCGAATAGGTGAGCCAAAGCCCATTCATACTCTAGGACAATTGCAACCATAACTTCATGGTCACCGCCTTTGTCTGGGTGGTTTTTAAGTACCAGCTTGTGGTAAGCCTTTTTTAATTCCTTTACATTCTGAACATCTTTGAAATACTGTAATTTCATTTTTAAACCCTCCTAAATCAATTTTGTTTATTTGTCCTTAACCTGCACACAGTACCAGGATAATGAAATACACGCTAACCGCTACAAATATGTAGTCTATAATCTTTTTTACTGTTTTCATGCTTTCACCTCCTCAAGTACAGTGTCAAGCAATTGTTCCGGTGTTAAATTATTAGCCTGGCAGTAAGTTATTATTTGCCCTACCAGACGTTCAGCGTATGCTTTTTGTGTGAGCTCGTCTCTTGCTGTAGCTACTTGCATAGCTTTAGTGATAATGTCAGTGGCCACTACTCTTTTGAAATAATCTTTAGTCATTTTGAAAACCTCCTAAATAAAATTGCTGTTTCAATAAGCAATAACGCTTATTTTGATTACATAGTAGCACGGTATTTTTGACTTGTCAAGCATTTTTTATTATAAAATAAGTTTTTTTGCTTATTGAGTAAGTAGAAAATTTTTGATATAATTTGTATGGAGGTGTTGAAAATGGATAAAAAAGAGTTTAAAAAAATGTGGCAGAAATTTTTGATAGACTCAGAAAATACTAATGCTGCCATTGCAGAGGTGGAGGGCTGCACGCCACAAACTCTAGGCAGAAAAATAAATGACGGTACTATACGACTTTTAGAAGCAGCAAGTATCTTTGAAAAATACGGCTACCGCCTGGAGTTAGTGAAAGATGAGAAGTAGCACCAGAACCGGTACAATAAAAAAGGCATAAGAAAAGACCTGCCAAACGGCAGGCCTTTTTGATTGTATCTTTTTATTCGATGTCAAGCACCCATAGAAAATTTGCTTTTGTGCAAAGTGCTTCCCCGTCCTCGTCGTAGTCTGGGAGTTCGTCTGCACATGGACCGGTACAAATCATTTTGCCGTTTTCTTCCTGGGGGCCGCATAGCTCACCTACATAATGAGATACAGTCCCAATTATATAATCCTCTATGCTAGAGGTATCCGGGCCGTCATAGTGTCCTTCTTTGATACTCTCTAAAGCGTTTTCATAATCTTCTTTTAGCTCTTTACGGCAAGCCTCTTTGCTTTCCTCGTCCAAAGCCTCCCAAACCTGCCACCAAAAGCCGAATACTTCTACTTTCTTATCCATGATAACTCATCCTTTCCGTCTCCTCCTCAATATCTGTAGCACCTACAGACTTGATAAAGTCTGACATTTCGTCAGACCATGTCTCACCCTCGACCGTTTCGGCCTTTATAATGGCCGGGTTATCGAAGTAAGGCCCGGCCCAACCTCCGGGATATGCTTTTGCCCAGTCATAGACTAGGGTTGTGGTATGGTAATTGTTGCCGTACCACTCTGTACGGCATTCAAATTCAAATCTTTTTTCCATTTTATACCATCCTTTCTGCCTCCCAGATGGAGGCCTACAAGCCTATAAAATAAACTTTAAAGCTGATTTATAAGCTATATTGTTTATCTTGATTACATAGTAGCACGGTATTTTTGACTTGTCAATGCTTTTTTGAAAATATTTTGATGTTCGTTTTTACCTGCATAGCTACAAAGTCAGATGTAGCAAAGGATTGATGGATATATAAAAACATAAAAAAAGAACACAAAAGTATAGACAAAAAAGCTATTTTAAGGTATAATATTTGTATAGTGATATAGTATATGCAAAGGTCTGGAGAGTGTGCCAGGCCTTTTCTTTTGTCCTTTTACAAATAATTCATTGTACAAATTTAATGATTTTTGCTGTATAAATAGAACAAAGATAAAAAATATCCCGACTTAATACAAAAACTATCAAATAATTTGTATAATGACTTAGAAATATAGTGCCATCTGGGGCATGAAAGCATATATAAAGACTATATAGTATATGCGTGTATGTGCTTACATGCGTATGTGACAAAGGAAAGCACTTGAGCCAGCTCACAAAAGCTATGTATATCATATAGAAGTAAAGCAGCATTGGAGCCATAAAAGGTATGGAGAGCTGAAAGCAAGTGCCAGATGAAAGCATAGGTAAATGCATAGAGTATATATGTTCGTGCCTATATATCATCATAAAGGTACATAAGTAGATATAAAAGATAGATACCAGGGCATAAGATAGCATATAAAGCCAGATACATAGTACAGTGCTATAAAGTCTATAAAGAAGTATAGATATATAGTAAGGATATATCAGTGTAAAGATATTACTATCATTGATATATATCATCAGTATCATAGTAAAGCACTGTTAGTGATATTGCATTAAAGTCCTGCTATTATCAATGACATCATAGAGAAGTTTGAGCATTGCCGGTGACATCATAGAGAATCTTTTGGGCTATCTAAACAAACTATCCGAAAATCTATTCCTTTTTAATCTGATAGACAAGGATATTCATTATTGTTAATTCAAAAGTATAAATTATTGAAATGAAAGCAAAGTAGCAAATCTGGAGCTTATTTAAAAGGAAGATAGATGCATAGAACACACTATATAATTTAATGGATATGTTCTGCTATTTTGTCCACCTGCTGCAAACTGTCAAAAAGTCAAACAATATAATGGTAGATTTTGCCAATGCTGAACGGATTCAATCCATTGATATGACTAGGCTAGAGGGCTTTTCTCTTTACCTCCTATAACTGTCAATTATCGGATGTAATAGGCGCGTAGGCAGGCGTGGCGCGCTCGTGTGTAGGCGCGGTCGCTCGCCCCCAGGCGCGTAGTTAATTGTTGTTCTAATAATGTCATATACACATAAAAAACAGGGGGTAGGGGGTGGGGTAGGGACTACCTATATTTACCCCTGTCATTTACCCTATGGAGTCCCCCTCTCGCACAAAATATGCAAAATTATAAACTTTGCTTCCATAAAAAACACTAAAGTCAAAAAGATAAATGGAAAGCAAGCAAAGGAGGTGATTTAAGTGGCGTTGCTAAATGATATGAATTTGGAACTAGGAGTAAATGGCCTAAAGAAAAATGGAGTCATGCCTGAACCAGAGCGAGCTAAAAAAGTTTACGGATTGACTTATAAGAAGTATCTGTTTTGTAAGTACTATCACGAAACACAGAACGCCACACGGGCAGCAGAAATGGCTGGCTACAAAGGAACCTCCAGAACGGCATTAGGAGTTAAGGGGAGTAAGCTACTTGACGAAAAGGGCGTATCTGACTACCTGACACATTTGGAAAGCATACAGGAAGCAAAGATGGCTAAAAATGGTATATATAGTCTGTCCATGACAGAGGTATTTGATATGTATGTAGACTTAGCTCAAAGCACTGAGAATGACAGTGTAAAGAGAGCTGCGTTGGCTGATATGACAAAGATACTAGGCGGATTTGCTCCAAAGGAAGTGAATATCACCCAGGACATAAATATCAGCAATCAGTTACAGGAAGCTAGGCAGAGGCAGATAGAGTACGCTCACAAGCGCCTAGCGATGAACACAATAGATGTAAAGGCAAGGGAGTGTTAGGCTGCTGTTGTGCGCCAGTGACCTAACATTTTTTAAGGCGGGTAACACCGCCTTTTTATATGTCTGCTATGAGGTAATGGCCTTATAGTAGGCTGAGTTTTTCATAATCCTCCTTTTCTTTTATTAGCGGTGTGTCTTTATGGCATACCGCCTTTTTTATGGGCGATTCCAGAGTGTGTTGGTGCAACTCCAACTAGCCCTATTATTACGAGGTGAGCACATGAGTAATCCACAAAGTGAATTAGTAGAGTTCTTGGCACAATTTACCCACGACCCATTAGGATTTGTGTATTCCTGCTTTCCTTGGGGTAAGGATGAATTGGCGAATTACAAAGGTCCCGATGCCTGGCAGATTGAGATACTTGAAAAGCTAGGTAAAGGCCTCATAAATATTGAAGAAGCAATAAGGCTGGCTGTGGCATCAGGTCATGGGATTGGAAAGGCCAGTACAGATGTTCTGATTATTGATACGCCTAATGGCAAGCAAAGATGGGGCGATTTAAAAGTAGGTGACTATGTATTTGGGGCTGATGGCAAGCCAGTAAAAATAATTGGCACTAGAAAATATAAAGCCATACCTTTCTACAGGGTAACGTTTGATGATGATAGCTATTGCGAGGTTTCCAGCGGCCACTTGTGGAACGTAAAGAACCGCAATGACAGGAGAACTGGTAAAGGCTGGCGAACTCTTTCCACTTTGGAAATAGTTGAGGCTGGGGTGCTTCGCAAATCAGGTTACAAGCCTAATGGTGAACAACATTGGGCAAAACAATGGGAGATACCAATACAGGGTGCAGCAGAATTTCCACACAAGGAAACTTTGCTACACCCTTATTTATTAGGGGTATGGTTAGGAGATGGCAGCAGAGAACAGCCTACCTACACAAAGCCGTATCCAGAAATTAGGAATAAACTAAAAGCCCTTGGATATAGTGTTAAGCTCTGTAAAGATGACAAACGAAACTACATAAAAGGCATAAAACATTTGCTTGTAGATAAGGTGTTTTCCTGCCGTAGCTTTAATCGTTATATCCCTGACGAATACAAATACAACGATGTTGCTAGTCGTAAAGAGCTGCTATGCGGCTTGCTTGATACTGATGGAGAGATAAACAAAAAAAGTTCTATTCTCTATTCCACCACCAGCAAGCAGTTAGCAGAAGATGTCCTGTGGTTGGTTCGTTCATTAGGTGGTAAAGCCCAATTGCAGCCAACTGACAAGCAGGGCTGGTACTATGACGACAACCGCAATAGGGTAAATTGTAGGTTTTGTTATCGCATAACAATGACTTTGCCATTTAACCCTTTCTCAATAAAACATCGCAAGGAAAGGTACAAGCCTAATATTGAGGATAGATACCGCAAGAGGTTCATTGCTTCTATTGAGCCAATAGGCAATGCCGATGGAATGTGCATTACAGTCGATAAGCCTGATGGTTTGTATCTGACTAACGACTTCATAGTGACTCATAATTCCTGCTTGGTTTCATGGATAGTTCTATGGGCTGTATCTACGCATGAGGATACTAGAGGCATTGTTACAGCCAATACAGAGACACAGCTAAGGTCTAAGACTTGGCCAGAGGTGTCTAAGTGGTATCGTATGTTTATAGGCCGTGAGCTGTTTGAGATAACAGCTACAGCCATCTTTTCTGCTGATAAAGAGCATGAAAAGACTTGGCGGATAGACGCTATCCCTTGGAGCAAGGAAAACCCCGAGGCATTTGCTGGACTTCATAACCAGGGCAAAAGGATACTTGTTATCTTCGACGAGGCTTCCGCCATTATCGACGATATATGGGAAGTTACCGAGGGTGCTATGACTGACGCCCACACTGAAATAATCTGGTGTGCTTTCGGGAATCCTACCCGTAATACTGGCAGGTTCTATGAGTGCTTCCATAGTAAGCACCGCACATGGGATACAAAACAGATTGATTCCAGAACGGTAGCCATTTCTAACAAAAAGGTACTTAACCAATGGGTAGCGGAATATGGCGAGGATTCTGACTTCGTAAAGGTCAGAGTACGCGGATTGTTCCCAGATGCAGCTGCCAATCAGCTGATACCTAGAGGTGTGGTGCAGGAAGCTAGGGAAAGACGACCTGAGAAGAAGCAGTACTCCTTTTCTCCAGTAATCATCGGTGTGGACCCTGCATGGACAGGGCAGGATATGTTGGCTATTGTAATGAGGCAGGGGATATATTCTCATGTTTTAAAAACTCTCACAAAGAACGACAATGACCTTGCTGTAGCCAGAATGATAGCAGGTTTCCAAGACCAATACGGAGCTAGTGCTGTGTTCATAGATATGGGCTATGGTACAGGTATTTACTCTGCCGGCAAGGATATGGGGCGTGATAATTGGCGTATTGTTCAGTTTGGTGGTAAATCAGACAAAGAAGAATACGTCAACAAGCGTGCTGAAATGTGGTTCGCTATGAAAGAGTGGTTGGTTAATGGTGGCTGCATTGATAATGAAGCATTAGCTGACGAGCTGGTAGCTCCAGAGGCTTTTGTTAATCGCTATGGTAAACACCAGTTGGAAAGTAAAGACGATATGAAGCGCCGTGGCGTACAATCCCCGAATATGGCGGATGCCTTGGCATTGACCTTTGCTTTCCCTGTGCAGAGCGGTTGGAGTCATAAATATAAGAAATATAGAAAAGCTGGCAAGATAGCCAAATGGGGTGCACTGTAGAGAGGAGGAGAGCTATGGAGATAACAGAGGGGTTAGAGATTCTGCAAGGCAGTATAAAGCAGCCTAGACAGGAAGTGTCTCTAAAAACCCTAAAGAAAAAGGAAAAAGAAAAAATCATGGCTGCTTACAAGCGAAGTCGTGATTCTGCGGAGAAATTCTATCAAGGCTCAATAGAGCCGTCCTTGATACGGAGGAAGAAAATCTATGACGCTCCCAAAGAATTTTTCAGAAAGAAGTTTCCAAAAATATCTGAGTTATCCGATTGGATTAGCCGTGATGTTAAGACCACCATAGATTGGATGTTACCATCTATCATGGAAGTTTTTATTGGCACCGACGACCCTTGCGATATTAAAGGGCAGTCACTACAGGATGATATAGCAGCCAAAAAGCTACAGTCCATTGTGAAGTACCAGATAAACAAAAAGAATGACTATTTCAGATTCCTCTATTCTTTCATCAAAGAGGGATTGATTACTAACCTGGGAGTGGCCAAAGTTTACTGGGAGCGGGACGAGACCAGAAATGAAATGGAAGTCATGGTGGATAGTTCCAATCTGGACCAATTCTTACAGCTGGAGCAGATGGGGAAAATCGAAATCAAGGAAATGACTATCATAGATGGGCTTGCAGCTATCATTAAGTATGATGAAATAAAGACTCATTTTAATAACCCTGTTATTGAGAACATGAGTCCGTCAGAACTTCGCTTCACTCCCGATGGGCACACCTTGGCTGAAAGCAAATTTGTAGCCCAGCGCAAAATGGTCAAAGGAAGCTACCTGAAAAGCAAAGAGCTAGAGGGTGTGTTTCAAGATGTTGATAAAGCCATTAAGGAAGCTGACGACCGCAAGCGTACAGGCTACGACCAGTACACCAATAAGTATTTTGATTCCTATGGCAATTTCCTAAACGATGATGATAATGCTTCTAAGGACTTAGTTCTCTATGAGGCATATCTTGATGTTGACTACAACAATGATGGAATATTGGAAAAGGTCATTGTTCATGCTGTTGGCGATGTGCCAATCGCAATACAAGAAAACACCTTTAGAAGTGTTCCGTTCTTTATCTTTGCCCCTGAGCCTGACCCATATATCCCGTATGGAGAGACTTCATATGCTGATACCTTGGAACAGTTACAGGATTTGAAAACTGTGCTGATAAGGCAGGTTATCATTGCGGTGGCCAAGAATAATCGACCACAGATGTTCGTTGCAGAACATAAGGTAGACACTGACGCTCTCATTGATGGTGATGAGCTTATACCCGTAAGGGACGGGAGTCCAGCGGAGGCTGTCATGTACAGCCCACATATTCCTCTGGACCCTATCACAATGACTCTTGTACAGTACGCACAGAATGACATTGAAAGTCAGAGTGGCAGTACAAGGTATAATCAGGGACTTGACTCAAACAGCCTAAACAAAACCGCAAGTGGTATCAACGCTGTAATGGGTGCTGCTGACAAGAAAATGAAGCTGATAGCACGTATCTTTGCCGAATGTGCATGGGTGCCTATTATCAAGCATATCATTAAGCTGGACCAGCAATTCTTGGACCCTTATCAGCAGTTTAGGCTAAATGATGAAATGGTCAATATCTCCCCAGAGGAGCTAGATATTGACTATGACTTGGTTGTTAATACAGGCCAGGGCGCCGCCACAAAAGAAGCCCAAATGAATTATTTAATCATGATAATGCAGCAGCTTTATCCTGCCTTGCAGAATATGGGTGTTGCTACTGAAAAATCATGGTATGAGACGGCTAAGGACCTGTTGGAGAAAATGGGAATCCGCAATGTGCAGAATTATCTCATTGACCCAGATAGCGACCAGTGGAAGCAGGCACAGGTACAGAAACAGCAGGCAGCAGAGCAGGCTGAACAGAAACAGCTTGATACTATGCTAATGCTCCAAAAGGTTAAATTGGAATCTGAATTGCAGAGACAGTCAATACCTCGCATGAATATGACCTCTAATTATAGGGATTTGCCTGTAGAAGCCAAGCAAAGCTATATAGACCAATACTTAAAAGAAAGAGTCCCTGAACCTGATATTTGGGTAAAGGAATTGATGGATGTGTTAGGAGGAAGTTATGCCAAGAGGAATAGCACGCTCCCGAACGGAGCAAAAGAAAGAGAACCTCGCCAAGGTCAAGAAAGCGGGGCAGGCAGAGGAACTGTTAGCAATGTTATCAGAACTCAAAGCTGATATTGAGAGGCGGATTTTGAGCCAGATAGCTAAACAGCCAGTGTGTGACCTTGAAAGTATTCAGTATGAATACAAGGCTTGTCACATGATAATGGATATGCTTCATTCCACTGTGGTTGCTGGTAAGCTGGCTGAGGATAAGTTAAAGAAAGAGGAGGAGTAAAACATGGGAGACGAAATGACAGTTAATACCGATGTAACACCAAAGGAAGCACCGGCAACAGAGCCTACTCCAGAGGCTGGTGGCGAAAGCCATGTTGAAAGCCATGATGATGGTGGTACAAAGTTCACATTTTCAGTTGATGAAAACGGAAATCGTTCTTTGAGCTTGGGAGAGGATAAACCTACTGAGCCAGAGGTGCCACAGGAGAGCAATGAACCTGCGGACAATCCACCACAGGAAAATCTTACAGAACCAGCCGTACAGCCTTATGAGAATATGGAGCAGGTTGTTCAGGCTGCGGGTGCAGGCAATCTTGACCCAGCCAGGCTGACACAAGAACAGCAGCAGTCTATTATTGCTTTACAGCAGAGACAGCAGATGGAACAACAGCGGCAGCAGTTCATGGCTCAACAGCAGGCGGCAGCCGAGCAGGCACGTCAGCAGGCATTTAGTCAGCTGGCAGTACAGGCCAAAGCGGCTGCAATGCAGGAGCTAGGCATTAGTGATGATGATTTGACCAATGCTGACTTTATGGAAGATGGTGCTGAGAAAAAGACTAAATTCGAGGCTCTCTACAACAAGAAGTTGTTAGAGGGGCAGTACAATTACATTCAGAATGAGGTTGTACAGCAGCAGAGAATGGAGGCCTACAATCAGGGCGTTAATGAAATCCAGAGCTTCTGTGCCGATGAGCGGGTAAAGAATCCTCACTTCCAGCAGACAATTCAGCTGATGGAAACGGCTAAAAATACCATGCCATACAATGTGGCTGCTAAAATCTTTGCTGCGGAGCATAATATTCAGAATGGAGTATTGACACCTAACGACATTGCGACATTCCGTCAGTATTATGACCACTGCAAAAAGCTGGCCTATCAGAATGCTGCTAATGTGACCACCAAGCCAAAGCCTACCGCAAGCGTTCCAAATGTTGAGCGCGCCGGCACCACACAGAACAATGCCGATGTACCACATCTCAACACGGTTAATCTTAGAAGTATGAATCAGTATCAGCGAGATAAAGTTATGCAAAACTATATTTCACAGCTGATAAGTAAATAATTAATTTTTAGAAAGGATGTGCATAAAATGCCTATTCCAGAGAAAACAACTTCCCAGTCTGCCTCTTATTTGGCACAGGGTAGCTTGGAACGTGATATGTCAGAGGTGATTACGAACATCAGCCCTGCCGATACCCCGTTCCTGTCCAATTTACCTGTTTATGATGAAGCCTACGAAATGAAGATTGAGTGGCAGACTGATGAACTATTGCCACCGGGCAAGAACCAGCGACCAGAGTTTGATGAGTACAAATTCCCAATGGCTGCTGGTGTTGGTCGTTTACACAATTTCTGTCAGATTATGGCTCAGAGCTGCAAGGTATCTGATGTAATGCAGAAGGCCCGCAAGACCTACAAGCCTAAAACTGATGAGCTTTCTCGTCAGATTACCAACTACAGCAAGAAACTTGCTTTTGATATGGAGTACGCCATTATGAGCAATGCAGAGGCTCATGCAGAAGCTGGCAGCACTCTTGCTATGATGGGTGGTATTCCATACTTTATGAAAGAGGAACTGTTAGACGTTACATTGTCCACAACTGACGGCAGTGTTACGACCACACAGAAACATGGCTTGTCAACTGGTTCTTGGGTAATGCTCAAAGGAACTAAGCTGCCAAAGGAACTTACAGCAGGTCAGCGTTATTATGTTCGTTTAGACGATACAACGCCTGATACTAAGTTCACTCTGTTTAACAGCTTGCAGGACGCTGTAGAAAAGACTAATGGTATTTCTACTCTGACTGACGCTGGCACAGCAGTTAAAGTGTTAATCAACAATGTTGTGGACGCTGGCAATGCCAAGTTCACACTTGATATGATTGACGACGCTATGGAGCTGGCTTACTATCGTGGTGGTCACCCTACACAGATTTGGCTTAACCCTACACAGAAGCGCCGGTTTAGCACCCTTGCACGTGAACTTCATACAGTAAACCGAAATCAGACTGACAAGAAGATTTCTGATGTGACAGATGTCTATGAATCTGATTTTGGTGTGCTGGAAGCAAAGTCCCACCTCAATTGCTCTGATGATAAGATTTTCCTTATGGACCCGTCTTATTGGGGCTTGCGGTATTTCACTAGACCACATCTGATTCCTAATAGCGAATTGGCCAAGACAGGCTCTTATGAGAAGTTTGTTATTACTTCCACTTTGAGTCTACAGGCTTCTCAGCCTCTTGCCTCTGCTGTTATCAATAATGTAGCACGCTGATTTTTTCTTTTCCGGTACATAGGAATAGCCCCTTTTTATTAGGGGCTATTTTTATTTTATGGAGGTGAGACGAATGATTACAAAGCAGGAAGTTGATATTGACGGAGACAAAATAAGACTGCGAAATACTTTTGATATTGCTGCGGCAAAGGAAGCAGCACACGAGGCCACACAGGAGGGAGATAGCCGTAAGGCTACTTATAAATGCATGGGTTACATACCGCCTGAAATGTGGCAGTATGACCCGTGGCTTATACAAGCACGCAAGGCACAGATAGCCGGAGATAGACAGGAATATGCTGATTTGCTGCGGAGATTTTTTGATGTGCACAAAGCTCTTAGAGTCACACACAAAAAGCATTACTTTAATGGGGTGAAATTATGATTGCGGTAAAGAATATTTTCAAGCAGATTCGTATTGACCTCAAAGATATTAATGAGGTTCAGTATTCTGACTGGGATTTAGAAAATGCCATGAACAAAGCTATACGGCTTATGGCCAACCACTACTCCATGCATAATACCGACTTTCTGACAAAGTCTATTTTGATTTGTGATACCCCAACCAAACAGCATTTTGCTCCACCTATCAGCGAGCAAATAGCAGAGAGACTGCACAGCAGTTCATTGCCGGAGGATTTTGTTTCCATAGTGAAAGTTATTCGCCCGGATGGTTATGAATTGCATCCGTCAACAGGCCATTTGGATGAGCGGAAATATCTTATCTATCGTGGTTGCATTTTTACCCTGGGACCGGTATTGCTGTTCTACAGTTACACACTACCAAATTACAGCAAAGACGATACCGTTGACTTGCCTGTACCATTCTTTGATTTTATCGTGGAGGCCACAAAGATTGTGCTGACTGAAAACTTTTCAGCATTGACAGAATTTATCAATGATAATGCAGAGAAGATGATTCCAGCTAGGCGGCTGACAAATGCTAGAGTGCGTTTGCCTTGGAGGGTTTAGCCATGTTAGTAAGTGAAGCAATGAAACGGATTCGTTACCGGATTAACGATGATTCTGACACAGGCTACCTTGACGATGTGCTGATAAATTACATTAACGACTCAATCAAGTATTTGTCCCATGCTTTGATAGCAAGGAACGACCCGATATTGATTAATGAGTTAAGAGTCAGTAAAAACATCGAAAACAAAGTGCCGGATAACTTTGTTAGATTTGCAGGCGGTTTCCCTGTTGTCAAGAAAGGCAAAAGGTTTTTCCTGGCTGATGATGAAAGTGATTATGTAAACACAAAATACTTCTCTATTCCTCGTGAGGTGGTCTCTGATAGCGATGAATTGCCATTCGAGGGTAACGATACCTACCATGCAATTATCATCGACCTAGCGGTAATATATGCCCTCAATCAGCATGAATTTAACGTTGAAAGAGATACTGCTATGAGACAGGAACTGGAACAGATTGTTACGCAAGCATTAGGGACGGTGGGCTAAATGAATTTAAGTTCTAAACACCAACAGAATATTGTTTCTTATGGCGATTTCACAGGTGGCTTAAATACCACCACAGTACCAGATATGATTGCTGATAATCAGATGGCTGACTGCGTGAACATGGAGTTCAACCGCACCACAGGTGCACTACAGACCTGCTGCGGTACTGCTACAGTGTTCCAATGCCCTGACAATATTACCATAGACAAATTGTTTTATGATGAGGTAAACAATGTATTCCTGTTTACTGATAAGAACACAAAGGCCGTTTATAAAAGTTGCCTTGTAGACATGAGCGGAACTCACATCTATGACAGGGAAAAGGTCGGTTCATTGTCTGGGAATAAGTCTCCTACAGCTGTTATGTGGGATAATGGCTTGATTATTGCCAGCGGTGGCAGGCTACAGTATTGGAATGGTACGGAGCTGACCACCATAAGAATTACCTTTGAGGACGAACAGAATGTTTATCAGTGGGAACAGGTAGAGTCATTGCCTGAAAATACAGTAGCCAATGACTTTTCCCTGGAAACTAATTATACCAAAGATGTAAGTTACGTTCGATATAACAATAAGTATTACAAATGCAAAGAAACACACACATCAATTTCTGATTCCCCATCCAAGTGTAATGGTGTGTTTATTAAGAATGGACGCATTTACACATGGTATGAATACAGATTGCAATGCTCATGTGTGGGCGATATGCGTGGCTGGTACGATGTCAGCAGCGATGATTCTACTTCTAAATGGGTTGATATTGGTTATAAAGAGGGCGAGCGGGAGCAGGCATACATTGCTGGTGCCTGTGCATTGTCCTCTGATATTGTAATTATTAAGAATGATGGCAAGGTTTATAGACTTGCAGGGGACTACCCCGATTGGACACTGAAAGAAATAGCACGTAATATAACGTGTCTTAACCCACAGTGTTTTACAGCTGTGCAGGACGGAGTGTTCATAGTTGGCCGTGAGGGTATGTTCTTCCTACAGACCACAGTTGACTATGGCGATGTAAGACCGGCCAATATAGCAAATGGCATACTTTCCCTACTATCTACCCTCTCGGTAGAAACAAGCTGGGTAAAGTTTCTGCCAGCATTAAATCAGATTTGGATAGCAGGTTATGAGAATAGATTTATTTGCTATGACCTGTCATTCAAAGCATTTTTTCAAAGAAAATTCTATTCCGCTGTAAACGATGTCTGCCCTTACAAGGACTATTTCATGTTGACCAGGGCACACAAAGTTGTAGAGCTTTTTGCAGGGATTTACCTTGACGAAAAGTATTCCGAGGACGAAAGCAAGATGGAATGGGCAATGACGGCCAAGAGCCATACTTCCTTTTATGATTTCTTACTTAAAAGGATTCGTATTACCTATGCGCCTTTGCTGGACGAGTTCGATAGGGCGCAGATGATAACAGCGGAAAACAAAATAAAGATTGACTTAAAAGAGGCCAACGAAAAGGCTTCTAGGATATATGCAGATGATACCCCTATCATGGAGGACACACGGAATTTGTTCCCAATGAATACACAGTTTGCCACAAAGTGGCTGGTGTATAGGAAGAATATGTTTGGTGTAGGCTTAGAGGGTGAGGGGTCAGCTGTATTAATAAACCGCATTGATATGGCGGTAGCAGAGGTATAAGGAGTGATTTGATGGCAGTAACATTATCTTCTACAGCAAATGGCACATTGAGTAGTGACCTGCTCATAAGCGGTACGCTGAAAATAACAGGAGCATTAAATGATGGCACAGAGTCATTAGCGGTATCATTGTATAATGACAATACAGGAGCCACATTTACAGCCTCTGCCCACACCTACAGCAACAGCCAGACAGTGACTTATTCTTATGCCAATGGCTCCACCATGTCTATTAACCTCAATACTGGCGCATGGGTGTATCAGAGAATTAATAGCGAGGTTGGCAATGATAAATACAAATATGTATTTACATTTACCTGGACAGATGGTAACGGCACGCAGACTAATGTGTTGAATGTTGAAACCAAAGAAAACATCACGATTAATGAATTTTCTGCCAATGCCCTAGACGACCTCGATGAAACCATTACCGGTAAATGTGATGTGGATATTATTAAGCCAGCAGGGCTAAAGGCAGCCGTTGAAGTTACCGCAAACAGTACTAATATGAGCGGTGAGGAAAAGGAAATCACAACTGCTACAGATGTGCTTACCTGGACTTTGCTAGATGATACTGTTTTCACGCTGGACTTAGGTAACAAGAAGTTTACCTGCACCAGAAAGGCCGATAACATTGGCGATATGAAGTCTGATGTTTATAGCATAAAAGTATCAATAGGCACTGTAAATGCACAGCTAGGCATTATCTCTAATGTGGGATTTCCACCAGATATACAGGACTTCTCTACAGGGAAAGTGTCTGATACGGATACCACCATAAAAGGAACTTTCAATGCTACCAACATGGATAATTCTGCTGCTAGAGTAACAGTAATTCATAATGGCTATTTGCAGTCAGCAGAAAACAAAGACTATGCTGACACAATGGAGTGGACCTACAAAGACGGCACCAAGTTTACCTTGAACCCAAAGGATAAGACGTGGACTTACGATAGAGCACAGGCTGACACAACAGACCTACAGCCGGATATTTATGTTTTTGAAATTGACATATCCAGCAGATACGGCAAGGATACTGCCACGCTGAATGTTACCACAGACATACCTAAAGCAGAAATTGTTTCTTTCGTAGCAGAGAATATTGGCGATGATGAGAACCTTATCAACGGAACATTGGAATATACCATGCCTTCCATAGTTCATAACCCAACTATCCGCATTGATGTGACAGTTAATGGTATTGCTTATGTTACTACACCATTGCCGATAACTGACCAGGCATTATCCTTTGAATATAGCAATGGTGCAAAGCTGGTAGTCAATCCTGCTAGCCACACATTCACATACACAAGGGATAGTAATGAGGTAGGCAACAATGAGCCTGACAGCTATGCGTTTGAATTGTCTATAGCGGTAAATGGGCAGACTACTACCCAGACTGCTACATCAAAGAGTATGGCTGGCCAAAGAGTTTATGACTATGAGCCTGCCTATCCTGTCAATGTAGCACCTGGCAGTGTTGAACGGCAAAATACAGCATGGCCAAAGTATGTCATGGAAATTCAGCGAATCTACAGACAGTTCAACGAGAACTTGAACTATTACGAAGCTCTAGCGAACGAGCTAAAGAAGCAGGTTGCAGAGCTGAAAACCTATGTAGATAATAGGTTCACTGATTATGATAAGACTTTGGATGCTGCGGTAAAGAAACTATCCGCTATCCGTGTTAAAGCTATTACCGGTGTCGCATATCATGGCGACACAATCCCAGTCCCAGATGGCTCAAAACGTGAGAATTGCGTGTGTCTTGTCAGCTTAAAAGAATGGTCAAATACACACTCTGACAATAAATATACTTACGATATGTATATTTGGGTAGACCCAAACGGAGTGCTTACTTGTTATACTAAAACTTCTGGCCGTAATGGCTCAGGAGGTACTTACCCAGGCTGGGCAAATTATCTCGTTATAGATGTTACAACATTAATTTGAGGGCACTTCATATGAGCAAAACATTAGAAGAATACATACAAATGTATGAAAAACACACAGGTGAGAAGTTTCAGTTTAACACTGGCTTCTCATTTTTTTATGAGCCAGAACATGGCTTGTGCGAATACAAAATTGAGGATACAGGCCTTTACTTTTGGCAGATGTGTGGTGACTTAAAGTATTGGGTTGACATTGGTTATAAGGTGTGCCAGCAGTTTGAATTATCATCAATGTCTGCCTATATCCTGCGGAAGCCTAAACCTTTCATCAGGGCATTGGGATTCAAAATAGAGAGTGAGGAGTGCAAGGATAGGTACAGGCGGTATCACTGCATAAATAAAGCAGGCGAGAAGCTGACCGCTACCCAATATGGGAAGAAGTATATTTTTGTTTGGCAGATTCGAGGTGACCAAAACAATGAATGATTTTAAATTCGACCTCCAACTATTCGGCGGAGGAGGTGGTGGCAAAGGCGGTGGAGGAGGTTCTTCTTCTTCATCTTCTTATACGCCTAGTGCACAAGAATTGCAGATAATGGAGTACATGAAAGATAATGCCACTAATGCTCAAACTGGCATTACTTCTATGCTTAATCAGTTTAACACAGGAGTAAAAAGCGATGCTTTCAACAATCTGCTGGGCCAATCAAGTGGCATGATTCAAAGTGGACAGAACACTTATGGTGACTTGCTAAATGGCAAATTACCAACGGCTTACACAGAGAACATGGCTGACGCTATAAAGTCAGGAGTCAACAGTACAGTAGGTTCTAATATTACCAGTCTTGCTAATCGAGGGGTGCTGAACAGCTCTGTAACTAACAAGGCACTTAATGATGTAGAGGGCAATGTAGCAAATGCAATGGCTCAAAACTACAACCAGAATGTCAGCCAGCTTGGCAACTTGGCAGGTCAGCAGATTCAGGCTGCTACAGCAGGTTATCAGCCATACAGTACCTTGGCTCAATTGGCACAGGGACAGGCTAATACCTTTATTAACAGCCCTGTTAGTGCTTTGCGTGGCAGTGGTACGACTAAATCTAGTCAGAATAGCGACCCAGGCTTAATGGGTACGATTGGTATGGGCATGAAGATTGCCTCTTTGTTTGCATGATAGGAGTGATATAAATATGAATGGTTGGGACATGTTCTATGATGGCGCAACTTCATTAGGCGGTAGAATTGCTGAAAATAAAAGAGAGGGTGAGCTTACCGCTGCGTTGCGCAAATTATTTGGTATGGATAAAAACAGTGGTAACGCCGCTGGCAACAATACGGCAACTAATGATAGTAATGGCAAGATAGACTACGACAATGCTATTGTTAATGGCTTCAATCAGTTTACTGCTAATTCCGACAGTCCTTTTACACGGATGATGAGAGCAAATAGTGATGGTACTATTTACAATGTCGACCCAAATTCAGGGACAAAGCTACAGGCAACACAGGCTTCTCCATACAATGCTAGTGCAGATTATGGTGTAGACCTTAACAATCCGTATTCTATGGCTATCATGAACGCCAAGAATGATTATGCTAGAGCACAGAAGCTAGGCGATGAAGCTGCCATGCTCCGTGCTAATGCTGCGGCTGAACAGGCAAGACAGCAGGCACAGGCAGCAGGACTACCACTCCAATCTTTCTTGGCAACTAACAATGCCGATTATAACCAAGCAATTGCTATGCAAGATCAGCTAAGAGCAGCACAGGTGGCAGGTAATCAGGGGTTCAGCTATCAGGATTTGGCAAATGGCAAACTGCTGAATCCGCAAATGACCAATCCAACACAAGGAGTAGTCGAGCAGGCACCTACCAATGCAGGGACAGCACCGGCTACCGCTGCCAAGGGTGTTATGACTCCAACAGTGGGCAACCAGCAGACTGTTCAGACACCAACAGCACCTAACACCTACGACATTCAGGCGGGGTGGAACTTGATAAAGAACAGACAGAATGGCGGTAGTGCAAATCCTTTTCAGCTGGGGGTCAGGGGGTTTTAAACCCTCTCGACCCCAACTATAAGGCAAAGCTCATTTTGTCATTAAAGGATAAAGGCTTCTCTTATGCTGCCATAGACAAGGCATTGCAATTGTCTGGAGTAGACAGTCAGATTGCTTCTGCCCAAAAGGCTCAATATCAGAATATATTCCTTAACGCCATGAGGCAGGGCGATTGGGGTAGCGCTGGCATGGCACTTGCTAATCTGGCAGGGATAGACAAGGCGGGTGCTTCAATGCTGGGAGCTTACTATCCGTCCTATAAGGATAACTGGGTAGAGGGCAATAAGCGTCAGGACGCTAAAACTAACTTCGGCTATCAGCAACGAATGGCAAAACAGAAGCATATCTATGGGCAGGAAGATATGCGAACGAAAGCTCAACTGCAAACTATGGCGAATGCTAAAATATTGCAGGATAAAGCCGCTATTGAACAAAATGCCAAGCTGGCTTATGCAAAACAGTTGATTAGCATGGGTGTTCCACAGGAACAGGTAATGGCTATGTTGACTGGTGGGGCTAGAAAAACATCAACATCATCGTCTGGCGGTAGAGCTAACAAAAATGAGACATATATTGACAATAGTGGCATGGTTCATTATGACAAAGACACTGATAAAGAAATGAGCACCATGCAGGACGAGATTAATGGGCTCCAGTACGATATTAAACAGATACAGGGACCTGACGACCCACTCAGAGCAAGCACTGGTGATAAGCACGCAGAATTGCTAAAGAAGCTGGAGCTTCTACGTCCAAAAATAACAGATGATGATTATCGGACTATGTATGAAACTCTTTATGCACTAAATCAGCAAAGAGACTTAAATTCCGGCTTTAATGCAAAATAAGGAGGAAAGTTTATGGCATACTCTAAATATGGTTTATCATTCAAAAATTTTACAGATAGTTATGGTGAATGGGAAGCTAATGGCGGTGTAGAACAGGCCAACAAAGCCATAGATTTTAAGAATCTACAAAACAATAGCTTTAATGTGCGTGGTTTACCAGGAGGCACTTTTGGCCAATCAGTAATAGATAGTGCTCTTGGAGCAGCAGGCAATATTGATGATTTTCTTGGTGGGCCAACAGGACTTGGAGATTATGCCAATAACTATGTCACTGCACAGGAAATGGCTATGGGCGAAAAGCCTGAAGCTGATTTCTCTTGGGACTATCTTATAAATGGCCTACCTCGTGATACCGGTAATCTGATAGGCTCTGGAATTGGTTTGGCTGCACCTATCGCAGCTGCAACATTGGCAGCACCATTTGTTGGCGTTGGTGCTACTGCTGCTGGTATAGGTGGTGCACTTGCTGGAGCTGGACTGGAGTCTATGGCTGAGGGTGGTCAAAAAATGCGTGATTCCTTAGCCAATGGTGACTCTCTGGAAACAGCGCAGGATAAAGCAAGGACTGTAGCAGGCGAAAATATGGCGTTGCTTGCGCCTACAAACATTTTAGGACTGGGAGCGTTAAAGAAAGTAGGGCAGGGATTAAAGACTGCATATAATGGCGGTAAAGCCGTCTCTGCTACTGGTGGTGCATTAGCAAACTATCCTAAGTTATCACAGGCAGTTGACTTTGCAAAAGGTGCTGGCTGGGCAGGCCTTGGAGCGATGAACGAAGGTGCACAGGAAGCATGGCAGCAGGGTATTCAAGACAGCGTTGAGCCTGATACTGATTGGGGCATTTTGCCTTGGAATTGGAACGACGAACAGACAGAGGCTTTTGAATCCACTATTGGGCCTACAGCTCTTATGGCTGGTGCTGGCGGTGGTGCTAGATTGGCAGCCCGAAAGCTGGGAATGTCTGATGTGCCACAGGTTGATACAGCTCCACAGGTTAACAACAACCTCTTCGGTGCTGGCACTGCTGAAATTTCCACACAGGGAGCTGATATTGACGAGCAGGTAGCACACTTGAAAGACGGGTATCAGTCTGTTATTCCACAGGTTGCAGGTGTGCTGGTTAATGACTTTGGCATTGAGGGTGCTCAAATCTCTAGTGGTTTTAGAACCCGTGAACACAACAGGGAAGTAGGCGGTGTAGAGAACTCCAACCATGTTGGCGATGGTGAACATGGCGACGCTTTGGACATTGTTCTGCCTGATGGTGTTTCTGCTGAAACAGCAGAAGCAATCAAACAGAGATTTGAGAACAGTGGTGTATTTGACGAGGTATTGTTCCATGACGCTGGCAGTGGCTACCACCTGCATTTAGGCGGACTGAAAACAGATAACATCGGCAACAGCTATGGCTCTTACTCCGGTGATGCTGATGTGGATTCTGCTATCAATGAAATGGCTGAGAAGTACAATCTTGACCCTGCACTATTGGCAGCAATAGCAGAGCAGGAAAGCGGATTCAATCAGTCTGCACAGTCAGGGGCAGGCGCAATGGGCATTATGCAGTTAATGCCTGACACTGCCGAGGGGCTAGGAGTGGACCCTAGCGACCTCCGAGGCAACTTAGAGGGTGGAGCAAAATATCTCCGTCAGATGTTGGATAAGTACGATGGTGATGTAGAAAAGGCCCTTGCTGCTTACAATGCTGGCCCTGGTAGTCTTGATAGCGTAAATGGGGATATTTCCCAGCTGTCAGGTGAAACACAGAAGTATATTCCCTCTGTCATGGAGCGGTATAATAAGTTCAAAAACAAATCAGGCGGTGGCATTAGCAGTAGTGGCAATATCCTTGATTGGGACTCTACCAATGAGGACTTTTCCAAGCTGGACTTCTTCCCTAAAGATGGTGAGCAGTCACAGGGGACAGTCAATGAGTTCCTTGAAAACCTTGCCAAGCTGGAGGAAAGTGACGATAAGGCCACCAAGGAAAAGGGCAGACAGGCACAGGATATTCTACAGCAGTATGGTGATGATACTGAAAAGCTGACAGAAAAGGCTAAGGAATTAGGCTATCAGCAGATAGTAGACCCAGCAGAGGTACATGGCCGTATTCCTATGAGGCGCATTGTGTCTACAGCTCTGGACAAGGGGCAGGTAACATTTGCCACCAAAAAGGCTGCTGATATTTTCGCTTCTTCTCCTATCGGCCAGACTATGGAACGGCAGGGGAAAACATTTAAGGTTACTGACAATTTCAAGATGAATGAGCAGGTCAACGCTATTAGTCAGCAGGTTTATTCTGACAATACAGCTAGGACCAAAACTGTCAAAAATGGTGTTATGGCGGATGCTGCGGCTGCAAATAGAGAACTAAATGGGCAGGCAAGACCTCCTATCCAGCAAAACGATTCTGTGCTTACTGATGAGGATAGGGGTAGACTCATCAGTGTTATGCCTAATCTGCCACCACAGGTACAACAGCAAATACAGGAAGCTCTTGCTGAGAACGACATAAAGTCTGTACGCCAGTTGCTTGATGAAGCGACTAATAGCACACCTCTAAACGCTGAAACAGATATTGAAAAAGCAAAAGCTATAACGAGAGCCTTACTGCAAAATCCAGAAGCAACAACCAGCTGGGACGGCAACGGGGCTGTTAGAACTGCTGCTATAGAGGGATTTATCAACAGCAATAATTTAGATGGACTGAATCGTGCTAACAAATACATGGCTCAAAACCTGCGTGACAAAGGCATCAACCCGCTGGAGGTATTGAATCAGAATATAGAAAAGCCAAACACTTTACCAGCTGTGCAGGGGGAGCGTATGCCATCTACCGATGTACAGCGTGAAGAACCTGCCATTGAGGGAACAGTGGAAGATACTGTCATTACTCCTCCGTATAATGGCAATGAGGTAAAAGTTAATAAAGGCGAGCATAACTACTATAAGTGGTTAAGACAAAATGGCTTTGCCCAGCAGGATAGGGCACCAGAAGGCGCACCACAGCTAGCAGAAAACAAAGAATCCACTGGCACGAATAGTGAAAATCAGACCAATTCCCCAACAAGCAAAAATACTGAAATAGAACTTGCAGATGGATATTCAACTGAATCTGGCAAACCTCTTAATGAAGCAAATGAGCGAGAGTTCATTGTGAAACCTGATGGGAGCAAGGATTTTGGTGAGATTTCAAGCGATATTTCAGAAGCTACTCATGGTGCGTTAAAATCAGCTCCTATACGGCTACAAGTAGGCAATGAAGTTTTTGGGTATATTCATCTGCTTAAACATGCTAGCCAAATGAAACAAAAAGGATATGATGTGATGGGTTACATCAATCATATCCTAAATAATTTCAATCAAATATACAGCCAGCAAAGTGATAAAAAGCCAAACCGTTTTGTATTATATTGCAAAGATGATTCAAAAGGCTTTATGCCTATAGACTTGGAATTTGAAAAAGGAAGCGATGATTACTATACGATAGTATCTGCAATGCCACATAGAGCAAAAATAAAAGGAACATTGCTCTATGATGGGAGTGCAAATCCATCTATCGCTACCACCGGCGATACCCTTCTTGCAGAGGCTGACAATAAAGGTGGAGTCAGCAACACTGCGAACACGCATGGGAAGAACAATGTTCCTTCTTCTACCTCTACTATACCACAGAATCAGGATAAGGGCAATGAAAATCCTAATGCTTCTAATGAGCCAATGCGTAAGGAACTTATAGAGCAGGCTGCTGCCAATGAAGATACCTGGGTAAATAGCAAGAAAAGCGAGCTTCACCTTGAAGATGATAACGATACTGTTGTCAAACTCACTCCACAGGAACTGAAATATTATCAAGACTTGATAAAAAAAGGTGTGGTAGCAAAGCCTGAACTGTACGAGGAAGCCCAAGAAGATGTTGGCGAAATGGACGACAATGTGGAGATGTCTAAAGAGCAAAAGCAACTCTATGACGAAAGTAGCGACGATAGGGATATGCCAAGTGTTGAAGATGAGGCAGAACCTACAGCTGATGAACCACGCACTAAATATAGTAGGGAGAAAAGTCCTGTTGACAAAAAAAAG